ACTAGCCACTCATCCACTAGCCACTCATCCACTAGCCACTCATCCACTAGCCACTCATCCACTAGCCACTCATCCACTAGCCACTCATCTATATTATAGATATTTTATATTAAAATGTACACACTTTTTTAAAGTTTATTTGATTAAAAATCAAACATCCCGAAGTTTTAGTATCCCAAAAGGGGGCATCTCCACACATTTTTTTTGAGATTTTGGGGGAGGTTGAGTGTTTTTCCCATTCCCCATTCCCTTTTTCTGTGGGGGGGGTACACCCACCCCTTCTCCCTTGTCTGTTCGTGTCTAGTCTGTTTTTGATACTGATGATCCCTTTGGGCTTACAGTTCATACTGTTGGAACTGTTCATACTGTATGTACTGTTCTTACTGTAGGTACTGTATGTACTGTTCTGAATATTATGAACAGTAGAAAGTAGTGTGATATTTCTACAACCTTTGACAAATATAAATATCAAGTATAGTACATTATTTTTTATTCACAAATATAAAAAAGAACTATTGCCTATGGGTGTGTGCCTATGGGTGGAGAGGTGTGTGTGTCTACCTCCAGACAAAAAATCATCGAAAACGATGGAGAATGCTCCGTTGGGCGAATGGGGGATGGAGAGCCATTTTCGGTGTGTCAGTTTTTTCCGAAATTGAGCCAGTTTACCCTAAAGTTGTGCCAAAATTTTTGATTTTTGTGTCATTTTGTCATTTTTTGCGATTTTTGTGTCAGTTTTTCCGAAAAGTGCGCCAAATGCCAATAACAACCTACAAAAATCGTGATAAATCGTGATAAATTATAGTGTTTTTTCATACTTTTATGGGTGAAAAGTATTACTATGTAAGGTTTATGTGTCAAAAAGTGTGTCACCGAACCATGAAAGTGTGTCACCCTAGCCAATAATTGGTCAACTTGTGTCACTCAAGTATAAAATTGTGTCACCGCTATTTTTTTGAGAATGTTATGAATTTCGATAATAAAACTATCCTGATATTAGGCTTGGTGTTGGGTGGAGTCTTCAGTCTATACACTCATCAAACAGAATTGGCATCCGCCATCTTCGGTGGATTAGTGGGTTATTTGTCCAAGGATTCAATCCTACTGAAAAGGGAGGATGCATCTGACGATGAATCAGACATTGAAGAGCCATGAGAATGCCATTGAAGAGCATGGCAATGAGATATGTCATATCCGACAAGATTTAGTCGACATCAAAACTAGATTAGGGATAAAAGATTTAACTAATGGTCAAGTTGTAGAGTATCAGAAACAGTTAGCCGATGCCTTGAAGGAAGAGAAGGCAGAGCGGAAGGCTATGGATGAGAAACTTGACAATCGTACATGGTATATCCTGACTGCAGTCATCTTGGCTATACTGGTTGAGATTGTGATTGCAATGTTGGGTGGAGGATAAAATATTATGGGTGTAGAATTTCCAAGGGATGAAGAAGGTTACATATTGGATGAGAATGGTGAAAGGGTATTGTCTAATGAGCCATCAATGTCCAAGAAAACTGGTAAAAGAAAAAAGGCAAAACCTAGGGTCTTCACTCAAGCAAAGGTTGATAGAATCTGTAAACTTATCATTGATGGGAATTTCATCAAGGATGCAGTTGGTTCGGTTGGTATCAAGCCTAACAGTTATTACAGTACACTAGTGTCGAAGGGCAAGAAGGGTATTGAACCATATGCATCTTGGCTTGAGCAGATTGAACAAGCGAAGTTTCAGGCAGTTACTGATAAGGTTGAGATATTATCTGAAGAGATGAAGAATGGTAATGTAGGTGTCATCCAATGGTGGTTGGCTCGTGTGCATCCAAATCAATGGGAGAGAACAGAGAGAATTAAGGCAGAAGTCGACAATACACAGAAAATTGAAATTGTCAGATTTTCTGATAAGCATAAGGATAAAGAATAAGTATTAGGTTATGACTGAATTTGTTGCTACTGACAGACAAGCGGAACTTATAGATGACAAGACTAGGTTCTTGTTGATTACTGGTTCTGCAGGTAGTGGTAAAACTATCTTTTGTTGTCTTAAAACAATATTGTATGCAATTGAGCATCCTAGGGCTAGGATTGGTGTGTTTAGGTCTACTTTACCTGCTTTAAGGGAAACTGCTTGGTTGGAGATTCGTACATTATTGGACAAATTCAATATTGATTATGAAGAGAATAAATCTAATGCGATTATAACTTTATCAAACAAATCAACCATCAGTTTCACTCCATTGGATGATGATAAGAAGATTAGAAGTCTGAACTTGGATTATGTGTTTGTTGAGCAATGTGAGGAAGTTTCAGAAGAGATTTTTGATGAATTGGCTTTAAGGGTTAGGGGCGAAGTGTCTTTAGCCGATTATGGTCAAGTATTATTGATTGCACAACCAGGACCGAAGACTCATTGGATATATAAAAGATTTTATCAAGTTAAGGCGAATGATCCTGATTATAAGGTGGAGCATTTCAGTTATCTTGAGAATCCATATTTGAAGGAAGACCAAAGGAAATATTATGAGTCTTTGAAGGAAACTAATTATGACCGATGGAGAACTCATGCATTAGGGGAATGGATTTCCTCATCAAAACAGATATTTACAAACAATTGGACTGTTGGTTTGAATGGTCGCTCTTTTTTTGATTTCTATGTTGGAGGAGTCGACTTTGGGTGGAACAACCCTAGTTGTTTCCTTTTAATCGGTTTCTATGATGATGAAGCCTATGTCATTGATGAAGTTTATGGATCGGAGATGACTACATCTGAATTCTTGTTGAGAATTGGTGAGATGTTGGCTAGTCATGAATTGAATTATAGTGAATTGGATTCTGTTTATGCAGATGCAGCTGACCCTGAGGCTATTGAGAACTTCTGTCGGAAGGGTTTAAACACTTATCCATCAGTCAAGGATGTTAAGGCGAAGATTGACACTACTAGGGAAACTAAAATCCATGTGTCAGAAGATTGTGTTAATCTGATTAGGGAATTGCCTGAATATGAATGGAAGAAGAACAAGGATGGAGAAATATTAGAAGAACCAGTCAAGAAGAATGACCATGCCATTGATGCATTATGCTATGCAGTATTTGGTGTTAGGGGTAAAACAAGTAAGAACAGACCAGTTTCAACATTTGATACTACCCAATTGAAGATATATTAGGAGGATAGTGAGTTTTAAGATATGAGTTTATGGGATAGAATTTATCGTGGCAAGAAGAAAACTGTCATGAATGCCGAACCGAATCGTATACATACTGTCGGTTTGGATGACATTAAAACAGAAATCTACGATAATCGTTCACAAAATTGGGTTGATTTCGCTCCTCCGAAGATTAAACCAACCATCAAGAATCGTAGGAAGGCATCTACTTTTCCATCAGTTTATGGTATTTTGAATAACTTGATAATGAAAACCATTTCCAGTTATGTAATTGATGGGGAAAATCAGGATGATGTGGATTTAATATTGGAAGCGGAGAAAACATGGGATCTTCGTAACTTGATGTATGAATGCTTATGGAAAAATCTTGTTGATGGTGAAGTGTTCTATGAGAAGATTAAGACTAATGGTCATGTAAATCTTCGATTATTGGCTTTTGATGGTGAGAAGGCTCTCATCAAAAAGATTTATGATACTGATGGAGTTACTGTCAAGGGATATAAGCAACTGGTTGTTCGCAAGTCTGCATTGAAGAAATGGAAGGGCATCAAGTTTTGGGAAACATATCAGGATTCTGATGTCATCACTGTTGATTTTGAACCGCATCAAATGTCTAATCCTATATTGATTGAAGTGGATGGTGTTGGTCAATCTCTTGTCAAGAATGTCATTGACATTGCCTATTATCTTGAATCATTGGCTTCACAAATGCCATCTATTGTATTCAAGTCCGCTAATATTATGGTGGCTACTCTAGGTAATGCAGATAGGGGAGAATATAAAATAGATGAGGAAACAAGGGATTATGTAGCCGACCAATTATCCAATTATCATAATAAAGGTGTTGTGACCTTGCCTTATGGTATTGAGTTGGATAATGTTGGCAATCCGACATTGCCTAAAGTTGAGGAATATATCAAGTCTTTGAAGGCAATGTTGTATGAGGGATTAGTGACACCTGAATCATTATATTCATCTGAATCAAGTAATAGGTCTACTGCTCAAGTCCAGTTGACTGATCCGCAGACTGGTCATGTATTGTTCATCCAGTTCTGTCAGGAATTTCTTAAGAGATGGGTGGAAAGGGAATTGATTGACCCTGAACTTGAGAAACATGGCAAAGAGAAGGGCAGTGTATATATTGACTTTATGACTGGTGATGCCAATCTCGACACTAATTATTTGGAAACTGCTAATGTTGATGGTGAAGTTTCATCATCAAATAATGATTCTCCAAATAAGGAAGGCTCTACTGCTTACACTACTGATCCATCACCATATGTGACTCATAGGAGAAAGGTGAGTGGTTGATGGTCAAGCAAGTGCAAGAGATTGATGATTATTATCATCTTGATGAGGATGAGGATGATGATGAATTGTTTTATGCCCCTACACATTATGATGTGGATGAGCAACTGGTGATTGTTGCTTGTCTGATGTTGTTGGAGCAGAGATATCGTGTTTTGAAATCGATGACTCCGCAGAGGATTGTGGATGAGATTGATGATATGATTGATTCATTGAATATTGAATTGACGTCAACTGCATTGGATAAGATTGATTCCACAGTCAAAAATTATTTTGATAAGATAATGATTGATTACAATATTCCTGACAGATATGTCAGTCAGGACACATCAATGTATGATATTGTGGATGAATCCATCACTACTTTATGCAATCAACTTAAAGGTGAGATTAAACAGAAGGCTATGTTCTTCGATGACAATTTAAGCAAGGATGATTTCAATATATTGCCTAATTTCAGAAGAGCAGTTCAGAGAGTTGTTGATGCAGTCGGCAATAATCTGATATATAGTAAGGTCAAATCAAGAAGGAACATTAAACAATTCGTTTATGGTGAAGACAAACTATATTATTGGCTTACTGCGAATGATGATAAAGTATGTGCTTGGTGCAGGATGCAGGAGAGTCTGCCACCAAGAAAATTATATGAAATGCCTTTAGACCATCCACATGGCAGATGTGAAGAAGAACCAGTTGACTATGAGTATTCTGATGAATATAAGATACTCTTGGCAAGGGGTCAATATCGTGATGAAATTGAAGCCTTCACTCCTGATGATATAGAGATGAGTAGGGCTAGGAGTGTATTATGATTACTGTTTTTAATTCTGGCGATTTTGATTATTCCGATACTGATGATAAGGATCTTAAAGATAAGCCAGTTCGTTATACTGTTAATGATTTAATTAATGTCGCTTCTCGTACTGCTAGAGTAGATGTTACTGATGAACATACGAATGAAGTGATTAGTCAAATGAGCAATTTCATCGTTAAGGATGGGTTGCTTATGGCAGATGAACCGAACAATCTTGAATTGAAGGATATGGGATTCAGTCCAGTTTTCACATTCGATTTGATTGAACATGAAGACTATTATGAACCATCAAATATCCAAATGACCAAGATTGGGTATACAAAATCTCCTAGGAGCAAAATCGTATATAATTCGATTACTGTCCAAAATAGTGAGGAAGACAAAGTCATGGATGATACAGAGATTCAGAAACTTGTTAAAAGAAATAATGAATTACAAGAAGAGATTGGTGTTTTAAAGAACACTAATAAGCAATTGAATAAAGCAATCAAAGATAAAGATAAAGAGATTAAATCTATCAAAGAATCATATTCTGATGTTGATGATAAACTCAAAGAATATGATGGTTTAAAAGAAATTGAGTCTAATTATAACAAACTCATTTCATCCAAAAGAGATGATTTAATCCATGAAATCTGTGGTGAAGATAAGGAAAAAGCCAAGAAACTTGAAGGCAAATCTGTTGATGATTTGGAATTGATGAAAGAGTTTATGACTAGTGATTCTAATCCGACTGGAATTACTCCACAACAAGCCCAACAAGAGGGCGGATTGGATACTGATGGCAATAATCCTACACCTGAAGATGATGGTGAAATGTCTGATGAAGAGATGATTGAGTTTTATAAAGATAATTTTGGTGAAGAACCAAGTTTTGTTAATGAATAAGAGGAATTTAAGGTTATGGCTTTAAAAGATGCAGGATTACCTGCAAGAGATTATGAAAATGATTGTCCTACTATAGCAGTTAAGTTATACGAAGGCAATCTTGTGTATAATGCTAATGGTATTGATGAGGAAGGCAGAACTACTGATATGTGGACTGTATCTGCACCTATCACTAAATCATGCTATGTTGAATTGCATGAAGATTCAGATGCAAGACACATTATCGTGAAACCTGCTACTGCAGAGTCCACTGATATCGTGGGTAAGTTAATCATCAATCCTAAAATGAAATGGACTGTTGACTGGAAGGATTATGACAAAAACAGATTGCCAAGAGAAAATAAGACTTGGGGTAATTACAGTCCAAGAACTGGTACTGTTGAATTCTTCGGTCATGATATCAGATATCTTGATTTAGTGTCTGATAATGCTAAAATCGAACCTAAAGATCCTATTGTATATTCTGATGCAGATAAGTTTGATAAAGGTCAGAAATCCAATACTATTGCTTTAGGTGGTAAAGCCCAAAATAAAGGTGGTAAATTACCAGTTTTAGCAGGGTTCTATGGTATTTAAGTTTTTATAATTACTTTTTTTATTTGAGGTACTTATTAAGTTATGTTAATTACTGAAAAAATGGATAAACTTTTAAGACCAAGTTCTGTTGAGTTTATTCTTTATTCTAAAATGAATCCAACAATGTCTATGTTGGGTATGTTCAATAAGCAAGACCTTCATGGTGATAAGCATTTTGCATTCGCTACTGACAGAACATCTGCAGAAGATGATATCTTAAATGGTATCTTGCATGAACCAGTTGAAATGGAAGAGGCTTCTCAATTACCACAAATTGAGATTAGTGGTATTCAAGAAGAATCAGGTCATACTACCAAACTTGGTTTTGAAATGCAGTTCTCTGAAGAGGCAGTTGCAGATAATAAGAACTATTCTAATGTTCAAAGAACCCTTGAAAGAGCAGGTTATGTAATGCAAAGAACATTGAATAGGTATGCTTATCAAGTGTTAATATCTAATGCAGAAGCCCCAACTGGCTATACTACTAATCCTGAAAGTTGGACTGTTGATGGTAATGAAGCCATTGATGACAATGTCAAAACAATGCAGAGAGCATTCAATAATCAGGAAGGATACGATTACAATATGACCAATATGTATGTATCCAAAGAATCCTTATGGGGTGCAGAAGATTATTACGATGCCACAAGAGTTAATGGTTTTGACCCATCCAATGTCCGTGGTATGTCTTTACAAGGTATTACTGAACTGGATAGTGGTTTATTAGGTATTGATGCTAATCTCAAACCTGCTATGTGGTATTACAATGTTCATCCTGAAGATAACACTTGGAATGATAAATTTGGTTCATTCATTAATGTTAATCGTGTTGAACAGAATGATGAAATCCCAAGAGGATTAAAAATCCAAATGTATGTTGAGTTTGGATTTGCAGTTTTAGAACCAAGAGCAGTTTTATTCCAAGAAGGTATCTAAATATACCTTCTATCAAATTTTTTAGGAGGTTATTATGGGTATTAGAACTAAATTATTCGATAAAGGCAGATTAATTGAAGAACAGATGGTTCGATTCCTTATCAAATTAGATAAGAGAATATCTGATTTGGAAGGTGGTGAAGGCACTCTTGGTGATAGAGTGGAAGCAGTTGAAGATGCTATTGGTGATGAGGAAACTGCAGACACTATCTTGTATAGGTTGAAGGCTTTGGAAGATAAGCAAGAACCCAGTAACCCATAACATTCATTTAAGGTTTGTAAATAATAATAACGAACCAGTACCGAATAAAACCATTAGAATAAATCCTAATGATGGTGGTGAAGAGTATACTGATTATGTAACTGATTCTAATGGGTTGATTGAATTCTCTTATGAGAAAGCATCTACTGATGATGGATATGATAGAGAATTACATAGTTTTAGTGTCATACCATTGCCTACTGAAAGTATGAACAATTATTACACTATTAGATTAGGCAATACTATTTGGGATTACTATAAGGTTATTGGTGGTTCTGATATAGAACATCAAGAGAATATTCCTTATGAGGATACTGGTATTGTTAAAACATTAAATGAGGTCATAGAGTAAATGGGTTTGAAATATAAGATTACAGAGTTGTTTAGGGGTAAATTCCCTAACCCTCAAAATCTTTACAATCAATTAGAGGATTTGCAAAGGCAAGTTGAAGATGGTGCGGATGCAGTGCCATTGGTTAAGTCAGATGTCAAATTGACAAAGTCTGCATTGAAGAAAGCCTTTGGTGATCCGAAGAAATTTGATAATATTGCAGTTGTACATAATAAGGAAGGATCTTATTTGGTTGTTGCAACTGATAAAGAATTTATGATTACTCCTTTAGAAAATATTTAAAAATTATGTTGAAAGCGAAAGAATATTATAAAATACTTCATTTCCTAGATGCAGAAACTATGGATAGATTTTATCCAGTTGAGGAGTATTTTTATCAAGTAGATGAGGATACTGGTGAAGAAGTGCCTATCATCTATGAAGGTGATTCTTTCCTATTTAAAACTAATCGTGAAACCTTTAGTGGTTTTGATTATGTTGAGATTCTATTAGAATCTAGTGTGGAGTATTCCACTACTGATTTGAAACTTAACTTGTCACAATATGTTCAGGGTTATGACCCTATTGTGATATTAGATGCTGAAGATAGCGGTGCGATTATGCCTGACACACCTAAAAGAGTAGTGTTCAGAATCAAGAAATCACAGACTATGAGTGAGGCATCAAGGAATCTGACCAATATTAAATCTATTGAGTTGGATACTCCGAATAATACTGATTTTAAGATTCATGAGATTTGTTTTAGGGATAACAATGCAAAGTATTCTCTTGAGAATTTAGATGAATTCTATAAGGATGGGCAGTATTATGTGTTGTCTAGGTTACATATGGAGTCTGTACCTAAAGAATTGGAGGACCATGTGTATACTGCGACTGCAGGGTACGCTTGGATGTCTGTATGGGAATATGAAGCCCGTGTAATGAATGATGAGCAGAAAAATGCGAAGTCCTATGGAAAGTGGCTCTTTGCAGTTGTTGATGATGCGATAGAGTCTTATAAAAAGGCGAATGGCATATCGGATGATGATGAGTTGTTTGTTGTTCCTGAACTGACCACATATAGAATGATTAAATGGTGATTAAGTATGGTTTTGAATAATATTAGTGAATTTGAGAAGATACTTATTGAATTAAGAGATGTTATTCAAGAATCAGAAGAATTCAAGGACATTGAAGTGTATTTTGATGAGGCAGAACTTAATCCGAATGTTTCATTTCCATGTATCAGTTTTAAGGTTGGACAAAAGGAAGTGTTAAGTTCATCCGCTTTATGTTCAGAGTATTCTCGCCGATTGGAAATACGATTGCATACTAAAACTATTGATAAACGTGAATTGCAGTCAGAATTGTATAGTTATGAGCAAGATATAACTAAATTAATTAATTCTGCCAAGTTACAAGGAAAACTTGGTAATCAAGTTAATTATGAAATAACAGAAACTGGGGCTTCCAGTATTAATGCATTGATGTTTAATGCAAGGAAGGAAGCGAACCAGTTCAATATGATTTTCTTTAGTAATTTAATCAGAGTTCGTTTTGTTGTAAGGTATAGTATATGAAGTATAAGTATATTGGAGAAGATGGTTGCTTTTGTCTTGAATTAGTGGCTTTTGATTTAGGTCCAAAGGATGGCTATCTTAAAAAAGGAGAAGTCATCGATGTGCCTAATGACAATACTACAGTCATTAATGCATTGGAAGCTAATGGTGTCTTCGTTAAAGTTCAAGATAATAAAAAAGTTGTTAGGAAAGTTAAAAAAGAGGATAAATAATAGTTATGGTTAAAGAAGTTGCTCCTAATCTTTCTTATCATTACTGGTATTTAGGTATTCAGGGCAAAAGCCTTGAAGAGGAAGCCGATCCTATAGTATTAGTTCGTGGTAGTGAATTCAATCACGAAAGAGAAATTGAGATGGAAGATGATGAAGGTCATATGGGTACTGCTACAACTAGAATGTCTAGTTATCGTACAAGTGCTACTGCTAATCCATCTTATACTGATAAATGTAGGTATAAAGAAGGATGGGAGGATATATGGTTATTATTATTAGGTTCTGATGATGGTACTGGTGCAATTCGTAAGGAAAGAGTTGCAGAAGGAGTATATAAATACACTTTTAAGGTGAATACTAATGCTCCGCAAGACCCATATTTCTGTAATTTAGTTAATGGTTTCGCTAAAACAGATAAGGATGCATATAGGTATGATAATTGTCTTTTAGGTGAGTTTGAAGTTAGTGGTTCTAATGAGGAAGCCCCTACATACACTGCTACATTTTCATCCAATTATCCTAGAGTCAATCAACAGAATCCTGCTAGGGTCATTCCACCACAGACTGTATTCCCTAAATCTGCAGATGTGTCTGTTTATATTGCACCACAAGGTCAATTAACAGAGCAAACATTGGGGCAGTATGAATATCCTTGTTATCTTGAATATTCATTCAATGTGAATAATAACTTGGAATCTGTTCCATGTAGTGGTGATGATTTTGGTGAATCAACTAAAGTGTTGGGTAATCGTGAAGGTGAAGTGAACATTACTGTTCCTTGGACTAATGCTACTAAACACTTGGAGAAAACCTTTGAAACTGGTTCATATGATGCGGAATCAGAGGATAACCCAACTAAAGTGACTACAGATAATGATGTGAAAACCATATGGTTTATTATGGAAAATGGTAAGATTGGAAATACTAATTACAAGTATAAATCCACTATCAAAATCCCTCAAGTGGTTGTTACATCCGCTTACTCTGAACAGTCAGGTACTGATGCTAAACAGATTGAATTGCAAGGTAACATTGAAGAGAATGGTAGAGATTCCTTCATTGAAGTTGAAATCATTACTGATTTAGAAGACTTGCATATTGACACTACTGTAGGAACTAACGATAGTGCATATGCAGCTCAAACAACTGAACCTACTACTCCTTAAATTATAGGGAGTAGTATTTTTTTTTAAATTTTTTCTTGATGGTAGTGAAGTGAATATTATCCGACAAGGCAAAAAAAGGGAGTTCAAACCTCCCCACTACCCATAACATAAAATAATAGGAGTATAATGCGAAAATGGTACTAAAACTCGATGCTAAAGTAATGTTCTGTGGTAAAGCAAGAAAATTCCAAAGATGCCCAAATCGTGCATTAAAGGATTATCAAAAATCCATGGATGACATAAGAGATGAGATGATTCCATTAGCAGAAAATCAAAGAGATGCTCAATTTAAATTAGATGAATTATCGGAAGAGATTGATGCTATCAACAAGCAAGTGGAATTGTTGGAGAAATTGGATGATCCGACTGATAATGAAATTAGGGAATGTATGAATCTGACTCGTAAAAGAATCGATATACAAAAAGAGATTCATAGAGTAAGAGTCGATTTTAATGAGAATGATAAAGCGAATAAGGAATTATATCTTGAATTGGATGAGAAATTAAATAATACTTATTGTGAATTCGCTAAACTTATTTTTAAGGACTTCACCGATGATGATTTTGATGAAGTTGATGATACTGATTTATTGATTGCACCTAGATTGGGTGACTTGTACAAGTTGGCTTCTACTGGTGCTAAACAGAAAGATGTTGACAAGTTATATCAGAAAATCGTTAAAGCATCTTTTCAATAGACTCTGATGGTTCTGATTCATCTGATGAATCGGAATTGTCGGAGGATGAGATTGTTCCTCTAGCATGGATGGTTGAAGAATCCATGTTAGAGGAATATTTTTTATTGGTTCGCCGAATACCAGGCATATCATTGTCTGTTGAAGATTATTGGAATCTTGACACTTGGACTACTGCCAAACTCCTTGATATGGAGAAGAAAATTATGGAGGAAGAAGCCAAGGGATATGGTGACAATAAACACAGTTATGAGGAAAGACCTGATGGCAACAGTGAAGAGATGAATGATTTGGTTGATAAGTTTTCTGATGATTAGAGGATTGTTATGAATTGGCTTACTGTTAAGGTTGATGATGAAAAGTTTATTCAATGGGCAGAGCGGACAGAGAATGCTTTTGTCTATATGATTAATACTATGAAGGATGTTGCAGAAGTTGTTAGGGAAAACACTTTGCCTTTAACTCCTTTTGAAACTGGTAGATTAGGTAGGTCATTCAAAACATTTGTCTTGACTGATTCATCTCGTGAGAAACTGATTATGGTTCGTATGAGTGCATTGAATCCTGATACTGGTTATGATTATTCATGGATACAACACGAAAATACAAGTTATAGACATCCTTCTCCATACAATAAAAACTATAGCCATCACCATGATTTGGCAGTAAAAAATATTATGGCAGGTATTGGTAGAACTAACAATCCTCGTGACCATTATCTCAAAGAAGGAATCATTGAGAGTCAAGAAGGAGCATTCCAGTTGATTGAAGAAGATTATTTATCATTATTTAAAAGGGGGAACATAATTTAAATGCCTAATGCAGGAGCAAGTGTAGAAGCCTATTTAAGGCTAAATGCTACAGAATTCAAAAGTGGACTTGAAACTGCAGTTTCAGCTGTAGAGAAGTTCAAGACATCAATGTTAGACATTGGTAAGGAAGGTAAAACCTTATCAACTGGTATGAATCAGGTATCTCAAGCATTGCAACATATGATTGAGAAGATGACATTGCTTGATACTGTTGACACCAAGAGTATTGCCAAGATGAAGGAATTGGGATTGGCAATGGAGCATATATCAGTTGCTACTCAAAGATTCGGTTCTGATGCTCGTAGAGGGTCAGAAGGAATGGAAAGGCTCAATACTGTAATGGAAATCTTTGAGGCAGGAGTAAGTAGTGCAGAAGTCACCATCAATGCCACTGTCAGACAATTGGAAAGATTGACTAGGGGATCCAATTCTGCCAATTCATCAGTTCAACGATTGGAGGCTACATTTACTGGATTGTCTTCTGCAGTCAACCCTGCTAAAATGAGTCTTGTTGATTATGGCAAGATTGAAAGGAATGCTTATCTTGAAGGTCAAAGACAGAAGACTAATTTGGAGCAACTCCAAAGGGAATTTATGAATTTGGCAAAGAATGTTGAAGCCTATAACAGTATTCATTCATCTTCGGTTCAAAGGGAAATAAATGACTTGAATAGATTACAAGCAGAGTTGAAGGAAACTCAAATCATCCGAAGATTATCATATAATGATAGGATGATGAAAATTACTCCATCTTCTGTCACTATTGACCAAGCAACTGCATCATTGAAAGCCCAATCACAAGCAATGAGAGAAAATGCATCTGAAACTCTTCGTAATATGGGTTATAAAGGTAGATTGTCTGCAGAAGAGGCTCAAGTTCGTGCAAATAGTTATAGTGCAAGTACGGCCACTCAACAATACACTAATTCATTGAATAGAAGTACAACTGCCACTCAAAGACAAGCGACTGCCACTAGGACATTAGGTAAGGCATTGTCTTCATTGAGAATGATTGGTACTATGGTCGGTTCTATGATGGTGTGGAATTTTGCCCATAATCTGATTACTGCCACTAGGGAAACTGTCAATGCAAAGTCTGAAATGGAAGGGTATTTCAAGATGCTTAATTTTGGACAGAGAGATATTGACCATTTCAATCAGGCATTAAACAATACAGTCCAACAGTTCCAAAGGGTTAATAAATATAGTCTTGGTGAAACCATTTCCAGTATAGGTGTCGAATTTGATTTGACCACTAAAGAAATGGAAAAGGCTATGAAAGTAACCAGTATGATTACATCTGAATATCTTCGTGCAGGTAGGAATGCTAATGAAGCTTCTCTTGCAGTAAAAGATGTATTGCAAGGACAATTTCAGAGATTGTCAAGGGAAACTGGTGTTAAAGGTGAGCAACTCAAGGAAGCAGGTTGGTCAGGCGATACTAATGATGTTCTCGGATTAATGGATGCCCTAGAAAAAGTAGGGATGTCTAGGAACTGGGATGTATTTGCAGAGAAGGCAAACTCTTTAAATGATATAGTAACTATCTTACAAAATCGTTTTGGTGAATGGAGTGCCGAAATGGTCAATGTTGTCCAACCATCCATCGTAGGGGCGTTCAATGCTATTATGAGTGTTGGTGTCCAGTTAGGTGGATTATTGGGCAGAATGTGGGAATGGTTGAATGGTGATGGATTGGTCAATCAGGCAGTCAAATGGACTGGCATCGCCACTGCAATCGGTACTGTATATACTGCATTAGTCACTTATCGTACTGGAGCAAATCTAGCCCAAATGGCTCAAATGGGTCTTCGTGGCAGTATAATGGCTACCATTTTAGGATTGAAAGCAGAAGAAGTAGCCACTTATGGTTCAAGAAATGCAATCGTGGCCAAAATCACTTCTCTTAAAGCAGAGGAAGTTGCAACTTTAGGTGTCCGAAAAGCATTAGTTACCCAAGCATTAGGATTGGATTCTGTCATTGTCAGACAGAAGGGTCTTAAAGGTGCAATTATGGCCTCCACTTTTGCCAATCAATTATATGAGGCTTCCCTTAAAGGTGCTACTGCAGAAGAGATGAAATCCATTTATATGGAGCAACAAGCCCAGTTAAGTAAAATGGGTACTCTTCGTGCAATATTTGCAAAAATAGCTGGTGTGAACCTTGAAACATTTGCAGAAAGGGGTTTGATTGTTGCATTGGCAGAAAGGGTTGCACAATCTCCATTCTATATTGGTTCTCTTAAGGCAGAGGAAGTTGCCGAATTGTCAACTGCAAGAGCAGCTTTTGTACTGATGGGGTCAATTGCACCATTGGTTGCAATATTCATCGGTTTGGCAGTAGCGATTTATGGAGTCATCAAACCATTGATGGATGCATCTGAAGAGATGAAAAAATTCAAGAATCTTGTAGACAATGGTGATGACATCATCAAAAGTTACAAGTCAGATGTTGATTCATTAACCAAATCCAAATCTGCATTGGAAGAAAAATTGAATAGTTTGGAGAAAGGCACTAAAAAATACAAGAGAGTGCAAGATGAAGTTGCATCTACTACAAAGGATCTTGAAACTGCCAATGAAAATTATAAGAACAGTATCAAAGCAGTTGAAATGGCAAGGTCCAGACAAGCCAAATTTGAAGAAGAGAAATCAAAAATCGCTATTCACAATCAGACCTTATTAAAAGATGCTTATATTAGTGCAGGTATGTCTGCATCTGAGGCTAGTGAATTAGCATCTCATGAGTTGACTGAAGCCAAAAATGGGGCAGAACAACTTCGCCATGCTCTTCAAATGCTTAAACTTGAAGCGGATAAGGGTGCGGAGAAGAACAAGAACATCATTGGAATTCTTGACCAGTATGGATTGGATGATGAAACCATAAAAAAATATGGTACAAATATGTCCGAAGCCCAATACAAAATCGCAGAAGGTATGGAGAAATTCATGACTTCTGATGATTTGATGGAAAGAATTGGTGGATGGTTTGAAATTCAACAAGGTAGATTGGAGGAATGGTGGACTGAACTGAATGCATTCTTTGAAGTTCGTGACTGGAGTAGCATTGGTAAGAAACTTCAGGAAGGATTCGCTTACATTATGGATACTCTTCATCTTTCACCTATATGGGATTTCTTCAGAAACATTGGAGATGAGATTGCCGACAAGGGATTAATCAAATATATTACTGATGCATTGTTTGGTGAAGGTGATAGTGATGGTATAGTGGACATCATATCTCAATGGGGTAATGAATGTATTATTCAACCAATAGGTAATTGGTTGATATGGTTTTTCCAAGATCCTGCGAAACATTGGGATGAGATAACTGGTGATTTATCTCTTGCTCTTGGTAAGTTCTTGTTTGGTAAGGATAGTGGTTCTTTAAGGGAAATCACTGGTAAATGGTTTGATGATACAGTTGTTAAACCTATTCAGGATACTATCAATGATTTTCTTTCTGACCCTCTTAAATATCTTGGTTCTATAATTGGAAATGGTTTCTTGTCTTCATTATTGCCGACATTCTTGTTTGGTGGAGATGTAATGGATATTTGGGCAGGTATTCAGGAATGGTTCAATACTAATGTTATTCAACCGATTGTTGGTTTCTTCACTAATTTGGATATTCTTGCTATGTTCACTAATACTGGTGGAAATGGTATGGGTATGAAACAGATTAATATTTCTTCATTCTTATCTGCTATACTTTCGATTATTCCTGATGATATTGGTTTATGGGTTAATACAAATATCATTATTCCTTTAAGCAATGGCATCTCTACTGGTATTGCTAATATTCCTATTGTGGGGGATATTGCAAGGATGTTGGGTTTGATTCCTCAACAAGACCAAAATGCGAATATTCAAGGATATAATTTGATTGACCAGTTCAAGCAGGGTGTTGAGAAGAAGATTGGTGAAATACCTATTCTTGGTGATATTGCAAGGATGTTGGGTTTGATTCCTCAACAGAACAGTAATGCTCGTGATAAAGGTCATGGTATTGGTAGTAATGTGGATCAAGGTACTCGTGGTGGTATGCAGAATCTTGGTCAGTTTATCTTGTCTGAATTCAATGATGCATTGGCAGGTATTGGTCAGTTAGGACAACAAGCCTATAATACTGCTCGTGATTGGGCAGGTCAGTTATGGGATGGTGTGAATAGTATATTGCAAAGACATTCACCAGGGTTCTTCCATGACCAGTTTATGTTGGAGTTTGGTACTGATATTCCTAATGCGATATCAAGTAGTGGTGATACTGCTTATGGTGTTGCACAGTATTATGGTCAGAGGATAAAGGATGGTGTTTCTTCGGTTAATACTGATGTTTCATTGGATGGTATGGTTGGTGAGTATCAGGATGATGCTCAAATTGTAGCAACCTCTTCGCAATTGATGGGTTCAACTACAACTACTGCATTTAATCAAATGCAAACTTCAGTAAATGCAACTACTACTCAAATGACTGGTAATGTGACAAGTTCATATAGTACAATGCAACAAAGACAAGCAACTTTGTTGAATAATATGAAAGCATCCAACACTTCTGCATATAATGAAATGTACACTAAATCCAATCAGTCATTATTGCATATGAGAGATTCCACTGCAAATGTGACTCATCAGATGACTAATGCTTGGACTCATATGAAAGACCAAATTGTTGCAAGTGCCAATCGATTGAAATCTGAATCAACAAGTCATTTCAATCAGTTATCATCCACTATTGGTTCATTTTATCGTAAAATACAGAATCCATCCAATTGGGGTGCAGGTAGTCCGAATATAAGGTCATCTGCTCCAAGACCATCTAAAGGAAGAACTGCATTAAGAACTATTCGTGGTGCAAGGCATGGTGCAGGAGTTAATCCTTATCAGTCAAGTGAATCCTTGACTCTTCGTGAATTATTAAGGATGACTGGTGTGTCTGATACTACTAAAATGGATTTGAACACTTTCCTTGCATCAATATGGGGTGAACATGGATTTGGTTGGAATGATTGGAGTGGTAGGCACTTTAATTATATCAAGGAGAAATCTGATGCTTGGAGTATGAAGCCACCGATGATTATGGGTTATATTCCTGCAGGTGATGGTTTTAAGGTTGGTGAATTTGAAGGTGGACAACCTCATATCACTTGGAGTACTTTCATGTCTACTGCAGAGGCATTATTCTCTACTATCCCTTATAAGTTTTATTGGGATAGTAATTGGAAAGGAGATTGGGTGTCTGCTTTAAAGGCTGGTGCTACTAATTGTAGTGATGGTTCTGATGCTTTAATAGCCTTGGCACAGACAATGGGCTTTAGTGGTACAAAGGTTCATACAACTACAAGAAGTGGATTAGGTCATTTCTATGCAGTTATCAATGGAAGGAAAATGGATACTACTAATTTCCAACATACTGGGTCATGGACTCCATTGGGTGCAGGTATTCCTACAAGGGCTTATGGTAGAAGTACAAGTGGAGCAGGTCAAGTTCAAGGTAAAACAGTTAATATTACAGTTGATATGAGTAATTCAACTGTTTATGGTGTTGATGATTTAGATAGCAGAATACAAGAGGGTGTGCAGAAGGGATTGCAAGAGGAATTTAATGATCCCTACACTGTTGCTATCTAAATTTTTTTTTAAATTTTTTTTCATAAGTAACATAAATTTTTTTTATGATTACTATGTTTTGTATGTTTTTTTGGGAGGATTAAATGGCAGAACAGAGTTATATATTTGATTTCACAAGAGTGCCATCTTTTTTTGAAAATTTCAATGTAGGATTCTTTGTTGATGAGATGTATAGACCAGTTGGGGATGAAGTTACTCCACCTGAATCTACTGGTTGTTTTGAATTAGTATGGTGCAGTTATGGTGATGGTACTAATATTGATGATTATTTGAATGAGGATGGTTCATTGGATGAAACTGCTTGTACTATTTATGATACAGAAGTTTGTGATTTAGATTGGGTTCAGGATGAGTTTGGTGATGCTACTATTGGTTTGCATAGTGCAGTAACATTTACTGTTGGTGATGCTAATGTGCCTTTGAAGGCATTATTCTTGAGGAATTGTAGTTCAGGTTATGTTATGGGTTACTGTATCAATATGGTTTCATTCACAGTCACTAATGAGGCAGTTTTTGATGAAGATGTTATATTTTGGGATATTACAAGGTTGAGCAATGGTGGATAGTTATATATTTGATTTCACAAGAGTGGATGATTTCTTGGATAATATTAATCGTGAAGGATACTTTGATACATTAGATATGGATGGTGTGACTCCGAATTATAAAATGGTGCTTGTATCTAATTGTCCGAATGATATTAATGATTGTCTTGATTCTGATGGTACATTGAATAGTAATGTGGAAATCATTGACACTTGGGGTGCAGATGATGGTTTATGTGCTATGCATTGGAATAAAGGTGTTAATGGTGAAAGAACCATGAGTGTTGCTAATTCCACTGTTGTATATGACCTTGGTGATGAGCAAACTGAATTGAAGGCAGTATTTCTTGTTAATCTTGTTGATGGTACTGGATATGTGTTGGCTTATGCTATAAACAGTTATAGTTTCCCAGTTGATGGTGAAATTATCTTGCCTTGTGATGGTATAGTATGGTCTATTAAATATGGAGGTTAAATCGTGGCTACTCAAGGATCAGGTTGGCATTATGCAAATGTAGTTAATGAGCAAATCAACCCAAATACTGCTAAAAGGAATAAATGGAGTAATATAAGTAATGCAGTTGGTAATTCCAATAATTATGCTTCTGCATCTTATACTATGAAGAAAACTGGGAAAACAAAGAAGGGTGACCCTATATTCACCAGTAATTTCCCTTATACTGTTACTGCACATGATTTTAGATTGAATATTCCTGAAAAGGCTCGTATTACTCGTATTGAGATACAAGCAAGTATGAAAGCATCAACTAAAAATAGTGGTGTTGAGTTTCCAAGGGGTTTGATGTGTATTTATGGTGGTGGATGGAGTAAACACCTTGATGACACTAAAGCGAAGGAAACTGGTTGGAAAGGAGGATTGTATTTCATTAATCCTCAAAAGAAGATGTCCTCATCTAAATTCACTACTTATTCCTATGTAATGGATGAAGCGATTTGTAAGAAAGGAAATTTCACTCCATCCAATTTGAATGCTACTGTATGTGGTATTGACCTTGTATTTGATGATACAGTATTGACTAAAGCAGTTGATGTGTATTTGAGATGGGTTCGTATTTATGTAAGTTATGAGATTCCTGAATATAGTTTAGTGCATGATGGTGCAGTTACAAGTGAATTTAATCCAAGGAATACTGTTACTGGTAAAACTAATACTGTTAAGTTCACTTTATCGAATGCTACTGATACTGATGGTGGTACTCGGCGATTAAAACTCACTTCTCCTTATGGTACGAAGATTAATTATGTTGGAGTGTCTAAAGGTTCATATGATTCCAATACTGGTATATGGAGTGTTAATTGTGGTAGGAAATCCTCTGCAGTAATGACTATACAGTATACTGATTATACTGTTGATACACAGAAGATAGAGTTAGCATCCATTGAGAATACTATTGAGGATTTGAAGGATGGTTTTAATGTATCTAAATCATTCTATTTTGCAAGTGGTTATGGTTCATCTGATGATTATTCAAAGATTACAACACAGTTAATTACTCCAGTTCCTCATTATAGGCACGATTGTTGCTTTGCAGTAACATCTAATGCTAAATCTACTGTTGATAATATTATCACTTATCAATTATATCATTCATTTAATTTTGAGAAGTTAAGTGTTGAATTAGATACTAATCTTTCATCAAAAGGTGTAGAGATAACTAATTACACTCAACAAGGAGTTATTACAGTTACTGTACCTGAAATAGGTGTAGATTATGATATATGTTTCAGATTCTGTTTAAGACCATTATCTACTGGAGAACATACAATATATCCAAGGATTAGTGGTGGTACTGAATCATTACCTTGCGAAATCATTATTAAACCACCATACAGTTATCATTTCGGTAATAAAACAGTATTTGATGAAGAGAATAATATAGCAAATTATCTTTTGCATGGTGAAACTGTTCGGTTTGGTAATCATCGTATCGCTTCTGAATTGGAAACTGGTGCATATGTATTGCCTTGTAAAGTCAAGGATAATGATGCTTTGATGGTGCAGTCTAAACCGAATATTCATATGTATAAATGGGAGCAATTGGATTATATTGGTTGTGTTCCATTAGAGCATTTGCATTTTGACCCTAAATCCACTTATAAGGATAAATTACTGGATACTCATTATAAGAATAAAAGATATATGGGTAAGGAATTAGCAAGTGATGAGGATATCACTTTGAATGTTCGTTTGCATCCTCAACAAGTAACTACTGTTCAGGGATTAATTGATATGGATAAGCCTATTCCTATTAATGCTAATCATCTTTGTTTTGAAGGAGATGCTTTGAATCATCGTGGATGGGCAGAAATCTATGGTATAACCACAACAGAAACCAATCCTCATTGGTATAAATGTGATATTGATGTTAAATACTTGACTCATAATTTGAATACAAGATTTAAAATCAATAAAGGAGATAAGACATTTGGTAAATATCCTACTGTTACACCATTATTGGAGAGTGTTGCAAGTGGGGAATCCTTATCAGAGGATAATACCTTACCTTATTTCATTGTAGATACTGATGGTGGATATATTTATAATGAAGAGGATACTGAAGTAACATATTACACTAATACTGATGGTAAATGGGTGTTTTATGTTGAAGGTGAATCTGAAGAGTTAATCTCCAAGATTAAAGAACGCTATGGTGAAGATAATGTTGATATTCGCCAGTTAGATGATGAAACAGAATTTCAAGCATTGGTTGATGAAATCACCACCCAAGGATACACTGTCATCAGTATAGATGTTGGTGAAAGGATTCAAGTCAGTGATACTAATTATTCATCTGATAATCAGAGAAACATTTTCACATTGGATGAAGGGCAACATTTCAACATTAAATCAAGAGAGATATTGTCTAATGTGGCTCAAGTTAAACTGGAATGGTTATCAAGTAAACTAATTGAAAATAAGGAAAATGCAGTATCTAAAATAGTTAGATTAGTTGATAAAACCACTAATGTGGCAATGTTTGAGTATGAATACTCCGATTTTAATTTTAAAATTTATAATGAAGGAGATAATCAAATAGAATGTCATGTAATCGGCAGAGCATATCGTAAAGGTGATTATGATGAAGTTATCAATGAAGATATACGAATCCCAGTCATAGTAGAGGATGATGGTACTGATGAGGATTCAGAAGCCACATCAGAAGAAACAGTTGAAGATATTACAAATGAAGAATATTATGGATCATCAGTTTCATTCTATCTTGACAATAATAAACTCACAATAGAAGATACTGGATATACTGGCAAAGCATTATCATCCACTTGCGAATTGGAAGGCGATGGATACTACTATGAAGTGGAATGGAAGAATAACAATACTGATGGTGAAGATAATGATATAATTACATTCATCAACTTGACAGTTCAGGATAGTTTCCTTGCAAGTCAATATTCTGATAAATATAGTAATATGCTTGTTTCACCATTCCCAGTTGCAGATAAGACTTTATTATTCAGTAGAAATGGTGAAGAAGGAGTATTATATTATTATGATGATGATAAGGAAGAATTCAGTTATCTAATTGAACCATATTATCAATACCACAATGGTGTTGATTTAAGAGCAAGTGTGGATAATACAAGTTACATTAGTATATTTAATCTGAATTATGGTTATAAAACAGTTTATTTGGAGAATGGGCTTGTATCATTAGGTATTAATCGATTGAATGGTCATATGTATCTTCGTAAATGGGATACTACTTTAAAAGAGTATGTGACCTTATTCCAGTTACAATTAACTAATTATGATGATATTAATATCAATAGTATATCTGATGATAAAATAGAACTCCAAGCATCTAATACATTGATATCTATGTATCGTGGTCATCCATATGTAATATTCAAGCATGAATTAGAGGATATTCTTATCCATAATAGATTTGGTAGGGTTTGGGCAGAGCAGGTTGATGATGATGTGATGCAGTATCCAACCTACTTTGACTTGATGAATACTCAAAATCTCTTACCTGCTTGTGTTGGCAGTAAAAAGGAGATTGATGATGATTGTGTTGAAGTATGGGAATGTGGTGATGCAGAGGATTGTCCTGACTTAACTAAAGTGGAGATGACTATTGATTATGATAATAGTATCTATATGGATGAGGAAACTAATTTATCCATTGATAGTGAAGATTTAGTTAATGGTGATTTGATTTATTATATTATTGATGGAGATGTCTATGATACACCAGTAACTTATCCTAATCCATTCCCTTATACATTCGCCAGTTCCAAGGAGTATGAAGTGAGTGCAGTCTATGTAGGTGATGAAACAAGGTCATATGCAGTTGCACCAACAGTTACCATTTATGCAAAACAACACACACCAGTTGATCCGACACCTGAACCACCTTCACCAACTCCAACACCTGATTGTCCACAACCAACAACTGGTAAATACACACTCCGATTCTTGAATTGTCCATCCACATTCCGATATAGGGATAATCAAGAAATCAAGATGCAGTTACTTCGTGGAGGAAAACCAGTATGTGGTAAAACAGTTGAAAGAATAGTATTCAAACACACATGGTCTGCCGACACTAATAAAAATGGTATAGTAACATTCAAGAATGAATCAACCGACACTAAACCTGCTAAATATAAGATAGGTGGAAGATTCTTTGATTATGAAAATAACAACACTATCACTAAAGTATTCAAGGATGTGACTGTTAAAAAAGCAGACCTTGAATGGGAGATGCGATATGAGGCAGGTGCAGTTAATAAGTATGCATCCTTTAAATTGAAGGATAAGCATACTGGTAGGTCTATTCCGAATAAGAAGGTTACTATTAAGCATAATGGTGTTAATTTAACTAAAACCACTAATGAGCATGGTAATGTATGGATTAAAGTCACCAAGAAAGGTAATCATACTTATCAATGTTCCTTTGCAGGTAACAGTTACTATAATAAGGTGAAACACACATTTAAGGAGAAAATAAGGTAAATGGCTCAATTGAATACTATATATGATAAGGATTTGAAGGAGAAAATCTTCATCCTTAAAGGTGAAGAACGATATGCTCGTACTACTGACTGCATATTAGAGGAAATCACTCATGAAAGTGGGGCAGATGTAGACCCTGAAACTGGTAGAAGAATTGATTGGAATACTCATATTGATTATTTCTTGTTGGAGTTTCGTATTGATGTCTTAAGGGATATTGGGGCATCATATGTCACTCTTTATGATAATGATGAGGTTATTGGAGTTTTTGATTTCGATACTAACAGTCATTATATTGATTTGAAATATGAGGATGTGGAGCATGATAATAGGTTACGATTCACTTATGATGTAGAGCATAATGTCTATGCGAAATATATGGGCAACAAGAATTGTTTGAAATCCAAATCCAAAAAATACACTTTCAAGGAAGATACTCCTCAAGCATATGTTTCAAGTATAACATATACTGGTTTGAATGCCTTCTATAATGGAGGTACTACTTCCATTTCATTTACTGCTACTCTTGTAGGTGATGATTATTATGCTTCAAAGACATTGAAAGTATATGATGGGTCTACTTTTAAAGGTAGTTTCACTACTGGTAGTGATGGTAGTGCATCAGTTACTATTACTGGTTTGAGTAATGGTTCACATAATATTCGTACAATATTTGAAGGTGATGAATATTTAATTGCATCAGAACATACTCAAGGAGTTGGTATAGGATATCTTATAGAAGTTGTAGAGCATCCATTATATGTATTGAATAATCAAGATGTAGAGTATACTGTATTAGTAACAGATTATTATCATAATCCAGTTAGCAATGTAAGTGTTCATACTATTACTAATGAAGGTACTGTTGGTTCAAGTGCAACTACTGGTAGTGATGGTGTTGCAACATTAACTATACCTAATTCATCGTTCATTACATTTGTGCAAGATGGCATATTAGCACATGGTTGTGAGTCTGATGATGGTAGTAGTAGTAGATGGTTCAGGACTTTATGGTATAATAATGCATCAGTTACTTTAACTGCAAGAGATAGTATTATTTCTTCAAACATAACTACTGTATTAACTGGTAGAGTATCTAATGTTAATGAACCAGTTATTGTTGAGTTTAGCAATAACAAGAAACAAGGTACTACTTATATATCAACTTCAGATGGTGGTCGTTTCAGTTATCCATATACTGGTGAGGGATTAGGTGATACTACTATTACTGCAAGTATAACTGGTTCAAGTAAAACTGCTAATATTGAAGATGTATTGCAGTATTGGAATAGTGGTGGTGTAAAGTATAATATTAACTACAATGCACAAAGGTGTAGTATTACTTCTTTATTTAATGGATGGAGAATCAATAGTAATTCAACAGCAGATACTGCAAGAATATTTTTAGATCCATCAGTCACTCCATCTTCTTTATCATTCAAAGTTGTTGATGTATATAATGTAATAGGTTTTTTTGGTAAACGAATAACCTTATCATCAGGTGATTTGATAAGAATAGATGTAGAAAACGATACTAAAATTTATCAAAATGGTACTTTGGTTCAAACTATACCAAGAGTACATGATGAAGCGATTATAATGGGTGGAGGTAATGGATTTTATATGACTATTGATGAATTAAAATACAAGAGGATATAAAAAGATGACTTTACAAATACAATATCATTTGAAATTCCCAGTTACACAAGTATTATTCACTAAAAACCAATTATCATTCACCATTAACCATATCAAGAGTAGACTGCCAAGTGTAGTCTATTTTAAACTCCATTGCTACGATACTCAATTGGATGAGAATAAAAAACCATCACATGAAATCTACACTTATGCCAGTCCAAGATGGGTTATTGGTACAGTATATGAAACAAGAACTCATACATTTGAATTAACTGATACAGTATTGGAGAATACTGCATATACACAGATAGAACTGGTTACTATGGGTATTGATTCAGAGAATCCATTATATTTCTCCGAAGTGATGTTTCAGGAAGGAGAATTTAAGGATTATCATAATCCCTCCGAACAGATAATCGGTTCAATTATTGGATTTCATAACAATACATATGCTAATCTGTATACTGATGATGGAGAATACTTGCAAGTAATCAGACCTAATGGTGAAGCCTTGCATACAGATAAACTGGACAAGGCACAATACACTATTCTTGCATCACATTTTGAGGATGATAGTGATTTTGATGATGATATAGCAGTATTCATTGAGGCAATGAATCAAAGAGAACAGACTATTGATGTATTGAGGTAAGTTTTGACAAGCAAACATATAACAAGAGATTATTCGGCTCATAAAAAATCAGTCATCAGACCATATGATGAATATGTGGGATTGGAAATCTTCTCATTTGATCCAGAATATACTAAAATATTCCTGCCTGAAAATGGTACATTAAAAAGTGGAGATAATTCTGTCAAGACATCATGGAAGAGTTGGAGTTGTTATAGGGTAGATAATCCTCAAGAGAATATGACATTCACCATACCATATAATGTAACTGAATATGGTGATTATCGGATAGATTTCCTTTATGAACAATCCAACCATATCTATGGTAAGACTTCTGCATCCAAGGATGATACTGGTGCAGATTTAACTGGTGAAATACATATTGAATCAGAATTAACCACTGTATATGATGATACTGTACTCTTTGATGGTGAAAACAATGTAATTAAAAGGAAATATTACATTCAACAATTAAACACTGGTAAACATAATATAACTATCAGTATACCATCTAATTGTTATTTTATGGGTGTGATGGTTCGTAAACAAATCACATACTATGCAAATAACTATTATGGGGATAATCATGGTAAAGATGATGGGAATATGATGCTTACAAGTGCATCATTAACCATCTCTGATTCATTGAAACCATCAGAGATTACTTGTGAAATCGGATACGATGATGCCTTTGAATGTTACGATAGTCCATCAGGTTTCTATATTGATTATATGGATGAAATGAATTATTATGTCAAGGATAATGATGGTGAGATTCAAAGAGTATTCGGTGGATATGTTACAAGCATATTGCCTGACACTAATCGCACTAAATTAACCATTCATGGTGCAGACCGATTATTGGATAGTCAGAATAAATATATTCTTGATTTGATTAAAATGGCAGGTGGAGAAGTCAGTCAATCTGAAGATGATTATTCAGAGAATATGACTAAATATTTCAATAGTTATGGTCAGGCATTGGATTATCTTTGCAATATACATGAGGTCACCTTGAACAGTAATATTGCGAAGAATTTCCTTGTTGATGGTGAAAAATATAATAAAGGATTGCAATTGGTTTATGGTAAAAAGAAACATATTAAATCAGTTAAAGCATCTAATGGATACTCTACAATTTATGATAATTTCGTGGAATTGCAGAATAAACCATCCAGTAAATCAGTTCAGTCATGGACATTATATGATGCCAGTAAAGTAGCCAAGACTCCACCATTATTGAATAATAAACGATACTTGCACATTACATATGGATTAGGTAGTCCTAAAACAGAATTGAAGAGTAAAATCACAGAGAAAGTGGATGTATCCGATGTTAAAGCAGGTGTGCAGAAATTCGGTAAATGTGGAGTGTCAGAGGATAAGAAATATGTGATGGGTATTGGACAATACTCTTCAGCGAAAGGTCATAGTGGATTGAATTATCAGACAATCTACAAGAGTGTTTTCGTTAATAAATGTCCACATTGTGGAAAAGCCACTCTACGATGGGATAGTTGCCGAAGCGACACTAAATGTATCTTCACTGGTAACTGGAATGGTACAAAAGGAAGTTGGGGTGGAGGTATACCTGAAACAGAAATCACTTGTACCAATTGTGACTCCGATTATGATAGTGTAACTGGATATGAAAAAGACAGTCCATGGAAGAAACTGACAAAGGTTGGTAAAACTGTTAAATCATCCAAGGCAGAGCAAACTAAACTCCATAAAGGAAAAATGACTGCCATACCAAAAACTGGAGCAGAAATCACACCTGATGACATATTCAAAGCAATCACCAAGTTAGCATTCAAATATAAGTATAAAAGAGGTGCTACTGGACAAACCTATAATCAGATGAAGAAAACTGGTCATGGTGACTGTTGGGGATTCTCTGATTTAATATTCCATGAATTAAAATCCTATGGTGTGAGTTGTAAGATTGTACGATATCGTACAAGTCAAGCAGATGAACATCGTAGTGTATTATATAAGAATCAGAAGAATAAATGGGTTGATTTCCCATATCGTGAATATGGATGGGATGAACGATATAATAACAACTTGAATAATACAAGTGGCAGTAAACATGGTGGATTAGTTGAGGAATTCAAGGGATCAAATATTGGTACAGTTAAGTCAAGTGGCAGTACCACTAAATCACAGACAACTGAAATCACAACTACAAAGAATTATGATAAGGATAAACCATTCCAAGCCTATTTGAGAATCACTTATTCATTAGAACCATCTTTTAAGGCAAAGAAGTATAATTTGAATATTAAATTCACTTATAATGCTAATGTGAAGAACAGTATCAATACAGTCGCATCATTCCCATTGTATTGGGTGAATAATACTGTTAAGAAGTCCACTTTGCAGGATAAGGATGGTAGAGCATTTGATTTAGTGTCATATATACAGAATGGAGATTCCAGTAAAAATGTATACTTGCAATCCATTCAATTTATTGCACCAATTGTACCAGTAACTACTGATAATAAGGATACTGACTGGTATAAATTTGATAAATCCACTAAAGACCATTCCAGTTGCAAAATGCGTTTATATCAAATCATTTTTGATGATAATCAAGGAGTAACATCTGATGATGTCGAATCGTGTGGTAAGACAGTTAATGAAATGATGAAAACATTTGTCGATGATAGTGGATACCTCGTGGATATGACATATGGTCTTCATAGAAATGAGGATAGAATCAACTTCAGAGTGAATAATAACACGAAACCATCATTTACTGCAACCGAAGGAGATAACAATAACATATTAAGTTGGAACAGTATATCATACAGTCCAATAAACAGTCTATATAATATGAGTATGCAAGTGTTCAAAGATTTCAACGGACAATACTTATATGTGGATACAAGAGATCCAACCTCCATCATGAAATATCAGGAACAATGCACATTGCAAACAGTCAATGAAAGCATAGATAAAACAGAAGCCTACTATAATGCAAGGACGAATAGTAAATTCAACAATCAACAAACCTACACATTCACTATCACAGTACCAAATTATCCTGATTTACAATTAGGCGACCTTGTACAAGTCATCGCTAATGCCAAGAAACTATCAACCATCAAAGAACTGCAATCCATCAAAATAACATTCAAATCCAATAGTATACCAAGAATACAAACAGAATTGGGATTAGGTGAATTAGCACCTGATATTCAATTGAAAAAGAATATTAGGGATTTAAGAAGAGAAGCGAAGAAGGAAACAACATCATTCCATGGTACTGCAGTACCAGTTGATGAACCAACAATATATTTATGGGATAGATAATATGAGTGGAGAATATCAATTAAGGAAGGATATAGACTTCCTATACAGTAAAATATATGATGTTGAAAGAGAATCATTGAAAGTAGTGGTATTTGAAGAAGATAGTCCATTACAACAAATATTCACGAAAACAGATGAAGATAATCAACCATTGGATAAAGGAACATTGGATGCAATCTTCACATATTATTATCTGACAAATATAATTGACAAGATTTATCCTATCGGTGCAGTGTATTTATCTGCAAATAATGTTAATCCTTCAAATTACCTTGGTGGTTATTGGAGATTGTTGAATAGTGATGATGGAATTTATAAATGGGAGAGAATTGATGAAACCGAATAACTTATATTACAGAGATATTTTAACTATTTTAGAACCAAGTCAAGAGTATGCGAAGTTTTACAGTACAATGTATTATCTTCGCAGAATTGCCATGCATTATGGAGCATCATATACTGGTAGAAAATGCAGTAACAAGTATATTAAAGACTGGGCAATCGCAATGGGTGTAACTGATGATGGACAACATCATGTAAACTACTATTGGATTAAAAGAATCGCAAAGAAATTAGTGCCATCTACTGCCGATGATTTGTCAGAGAATACTTATTTGAGGATTATAAGTGAGAATATAACTCCAACACCAGTACCTATTGCAACAACTATTAAAACATACATTAACAATGTGGAAGTGGATAATACACAAACAATCCCTCCAACTATATTATCCTATGCAGATAGGGAAAATGCAGTATTCAAATTTGTAGTAACTGATGAAGAAGATAATCCAGTAGAAGGATACAGTATACCATTCAGTGTTGGTGGAGTGGATCAGACACCAATGACAACTAATGCAAATGGTGAAGCCACTTACACTTATCAAAGTAGTGGTGTCGGTGATACTGATGTATCAATTAACTGTAGTTTAGTATCCAAAACATACGAAGTGCAAGATTGCTTGAAATATATCAGTAGTATTTCACAATCTTTTATAGGTTGGTATGGTCTTGCAGATTTAGGCAGTAATCTCTCTGATTGCGATATAACATTCAAAATGAAATCAACTGCACAAAGATTTCGTTTCGATTTCGGAATAACTAATCAATTAGAGAATAAATCAAGAATTACACTTGGAACAAACGATAATGGAGTATTAGAAGTTGATGAATGGAGTAGTGGTGGAAGTGTTACTCCACATTCTATTTCACAAACATATGCTCTTAATTCTGATATAAGTTGCCAAATCACAAGAGATAATAATCAAATCATTGGCAAAATCGATAATAGTAGTGTTACTGTATCTGACATTGCTAATCTACGATATATCGGCATAACAACTTGGAATACTGCAAAAACAGTAACAATAACCGATTTAAAAGTCAAACCATTATAATGATTTAATCTTCAAGTCTTTAATGGTTGTCCCACCTGAACCTACATTTCTTATGAAGAAACCAGTATATTTTCCAGTAGTGGTGGAAACAGTCCCTAACAATACATCATTAGTATAATAACTAATTAATGTTCCTTCTCTTATTATTTTAATAACATCATTTACTTGTCGGATTAGAGAGTATTCATTTTCATAACTCATCGCTACTGAACCTATTGATGATTTTGAAGTGTAACAACCAGTCCAAGTATTATCTATACCATAACTTGTTCTAAATGACCCTCCATCATTAGTAATCAATTCTTTGATTGTAAACTCTATACTGCAATCAGTTGGTAAGGTTTCATCAAGTTTCAAGTAACAACCACCAGTAGAACCTTGTGTAACTAATCCATTTTCAGTAAAGGAGTATGTAGTATTGTTATCAATTTTAGTCCAAGTATGCTTTGCAGATGTTAATTCATCATAGAGATAAATATCTTCTATATCGTATCTTTTGGATACAAGTATACAGTACTCTTAACCTTATCTGTACCATCACTTATCATTTCATATCGTTGAACTTATAATATAAAAATATTTTGAATTATGACAAATTATACTTATAAACAAATATTAACAAAAGCGAAAACTTGTAAAACTAATGTAAAAAAAGAATATAAATTAGGAATAACTTCACGATGGAGTTATTACTTTGCCAAAGCCATATTAACACCTAATAAAAATATTAAAAAGTTATCATTAGCAGATGCACCTAATCCTAATGGTGATTACATCAGTAATCAAATAACTAAATCAAATTATCTTAAAATAGCAAAGGAATACTGTGCATTCTGTGAAAAACATAAAAGATTCCCAAATTATGCCAGTTATGGTAAATACAAGTTAAGACCAAGACTATTAACAATATTCTTCGCTAATATCCTTGTTTATCGTGATAAGAATAATAAATTACCTGATAAGGCAAATATCAACAGTAAATGGTTCACAAGACCAGTAGAATACAAGAATGTAGTTTATAAATATTTTGTTGAGAAAACTGGTAAACGATTCACCACAATTGATGATTTATTATCTTGGATGAGTGGCAGAGGATATGGGAAATACTCTGATGACTTATATAGTAATAAAACTTGCATTGACCGAATGATATCCAAGAAAGGAATCAATTGTACTGATAGTCTGCAATTCCTCATCAATATGGCAGAGGAAATGGGATATGACTGGAAATGCATCCATGTAAGATGTAGAACTTCAGGCATCGGTCATGTGTTCGGTAAATTCAGACATAAGAAACACACTGGCAATGAATGGATTACTCGTGACCCTGCATCAGTATTGGATGGTAATGGTGTCAGAAGTGTATGGTGTGAAAATGGATACTTGTTGGCTACTAATCCTTCATGGTTTATGGAAAATTTAAATAGGTGAATTGATAAACATATATGATGGTTTTTGTTTTTAGGTTCAAAACAGAAACTGTCCATGCCCACTGCGATTAAGTTCGTAGTGGGCTTTTTTTATCGACAATTTTATATACTCGTAGTGTCATAAAATATTAATAAGAGAACGATAAAATAGGTACACTTTTTTTCATATTACAAATGAAAATATTACCTAAAATGTACCTATTATATCACTTTTCATAATACTATATAATAAATAAGTATTATGGATAGTTACCAAATGCTCTCTGACTAATTTAAATACTATTAAAATATATAGGTGATACTATGGGTAGAAAAGGCAGATGTAACTGGTCAAAATTTTCCACCAGTAAAAAGGGTCAGTTGCAAAAAATAAAAAGATTGGAGAAAGAAAACAAATATCTAAAATGGATGAATACATTATCCAAAAACACAATAATGGGATATACCCAATCCATTAAAAAATATGAGGAATTCCACAACATGAATATTGTGGATCTCATTGATGAAGCGATTGATGAACAGACAAATAGCACTCCATCTCATCTGTTACGAATCATTAATAGATTAGAGGATTTCCAAGAACATTTAATCAATCAAGGATTAGTCCATGGTACAATAAGATTGCACCTTGGAAATATCAAATCAATTTATAAAAAAAATAGAGTCATTATTCCCTATCTCACTCCTTTAAATCCTAAAAGGACTAAAAGGAGAGAATATATTGAATATAAGGATGTACTCACCAAGGATGAAATCAAACAAGCATTGAATCATATGAGATTACCTGCTCAAGCAAGAGTAATGACTATGATTCAAGGTGGATTATCTAATGAGGAATGCGAACATTTGAAATTATCATCATTCATAAGTGAAACACGAAAATATCATATGGAAGATGATATGAAATCTGCATTAGAATGGTTATCCGATGAAAACCATCCTATAATATGGGTGACTAAATTAGTCAGGATAAAAACTGGTAAACCATATTATGCAGTCATTGGAGCAGAGGCAGTTAATAAGATAGCCGAAGCCAAACTCTATGAGATGGGATTACCATCATATAATGGGTCTGATAAATTATTGAACTCTAATAAAAAGAGTTTCATGAGATTATGTAGGGATGTCAATGACAGATTAAAGTTAGGTAGGGTTGCAGAAGAATCCAAGTTGAGAAGTCATAATCTCCGAAGATTCCATGCAACACATATATCAGGTTCTGCCTTGAATTATGAGGAGCATTCATTAATCACTAATGCAGAGATTGATGAGATGCAAGGAAGAGGAAAAACAAGTGTACAAGACACCTATATTAAAACTAATCCGATTAGGCAGAAGGTCTTGTATGCAAAAGTGATGAACAATGTATCATTGTTTCATGAGTATGATTACAGAATAGTTGGTGATGATGTCCAGTTAAGGATACATGATCCAACTTCAGAGAATCAGAAATTGAAAGAAGAAGTTGAAGAATTAACTTCCCAATTGCAAGAGAAGAGAAAAGCATCTGAAAAGGTGAAAAAGTTGAGGGAGGAACTTGGAGAAGAAACCTTTGATGAAATGATAGGTGAAATATTGAATGCAAAGTAAATCATACAATATATACCTTTCAACTTCATCATTTTGAGGTAGTTTCATCTATATGTAACTACCTATTTATAGTGTTTCCTTCAAGTAGTTTTTTGAATTTACGATGCAGTTTCAAGGAAGTTTCCATTTCAATGACATCTCCACCATGTTCTATATCGTTTGTCAATAAATATAGAATGTATGCAATATCACCCAAACTTATCGGCACATAAATATTATTATCACCATATTTCTTCTCACATTTATTAATCCACATACTATCAATAAACTCATTAGGTCTGCAACAAATCCCATCATCGCCTATGATACCAACACCTATTTTATTATGTTTAGGTCTGATAGCATATCTTGATTCATTTTCGATTATCTTAAAATCATCACAATCATAAACAGACTTCCATGTACTATTATTATATCTCATTATTTCTCCCATCCATTATTTCGCTCATATGCTCTACCAAATGCCACTGCAATACTCCACAAGAACCATAATCCGACTGCAGTTAAAAATCCTTCCCAGTACAAACTTAAACCAAACATTTATTCCTCCTCATCTCTACCAACATATTTAATATTCAACATAGTCAAAACTGCTTCTGCTAACTCTTCATCTAATTTTTCATTGCCAGTATCAATTACTGCCATCACTTTTTGATTAACTCTATCAAAGATGATTAGATTATAGATTATTTTATAACATTTATTGTAATGTTCTGTTAATTTGATTATTCTGCTTTTTTCTAATTTCTCAATAACAAATCTTTCACATCTCACCATAATCAATTCACCACACTCTTTCATCTAATAAAACCAATATTCCTACAAGTAATGAAAAAATCCCAGTTGGCAACATATTAAGTGATAATTGGATTGATGTAGAAATCACTCCAATTAGAAACATAACTACTCCCAAACCAAATGCGAAATGATCCATAATCTACATTAACCTCCATTCCCAATTATCACATCCATTATCATAATTATGCCATGTAGTATAACAATAACACTCCATGCCTAACTCTTTTTCTAATCTTCTGATAATGAATTGTTCAAATCGTTTATAATCAAAATCATCACCTGCATCTTCACCAAAGACAGTCACTTCAAGATGATAATCCTCCATAAACACATAACAATGAAAATCTTCACTCCACTCATCTTTAATGATATTCCTTGCAGTTGATTCAATCCTACTAATCAAATCATCCAATAATTCATTGCATTTACAGTATTGATCCCCAAGTTTCCTATAATCATCCAATAATAATTCAGCATTATGATTACCTCTTTTATCTATCTGATTCAGTAACTTGCAGACTTCCTCATCACCATTATAGATGAATCCAGTCAAATTATCAAGGATGGCTTGACTGAATCTTCTATACTCAAATCTTTCATTCATATTCATCTAAAAATTCTCCATATAATTTATCGCATTTTTCTCTAACTTCTTCATAATTAAAGTCATATTTCTCTTCCATTTCTTCAATGTGTGGTCTTGACCCATACTCTTCAAGATAATCAGATAAATCCATTATTAACTCATCAAATACTGGACTATACCATGAATCTTTCAGTTGCATTAATCTAATGTCAAAATCTTCCATATTATCAGGATCATGATACATTGGAGAATCAGTTCTTCCAGTCATTCTATCAAATCCATTTCTTCTGCAAATAATTCCAAAGATTTCCCATCAAAAACACAATCTAATATTCCTTTTTTTAACAACTGATTTTCTTCATGTAACTCATTTAATGTATCTACAACCTCTCCAATAGTTAAATTCTTTTTAGGATTAGGTACATCTTCAAGTTCTTTTTCATTATCCACGATTTCAGTATAATATCCAACACTATAATACTCACTCTGAAATCGTTTATTCTCTGTCATTATTAACACCTTTTGGAATTATTGTAAATCCATTTTCAGTATTTACATCTACATCAAACCCATTTCCTTCACATAATGGTTTTATTAATTTTGAACTGATTTTATCTCTTACATTTTTCACCTCTTCATTAGTCATTATTAATCCAATATCTTGCAAAATAGATTTGAGTTCCCTGTTTTCTTTTTTTAACTGCTCATTCTCTTCTTTAACTTTTTGTAATTCTTCATATTGTTTATTAACAATATATTTACTTTTCAATTGTTGTTTGAGAACACCATTTTCATCGTTTAACCCATTCAACAAATCAAACATATCCATAAAAGATATAATTACTCCATTATCTTTTGCACCAACTACTCTTTTATCAAACCCATCAAATATAGGTACAAATCGTTTTTCAGTCATTTATCCCACCTTTTATCAAATTTTCGTAAATTATCTTTACTGATTTTAAAAATCATTATATGATTATCTGCATCTAATTTATCGAAGTTTACATGAACACCTAAGACTTGTGCAAACTCTTTTTGATATACATAATAAGCAGTTTCCCATTTAACAATAAGATTAAACTCATGCAGATTTGCAGTAACAATAACAGTATAATATCTGTTTAATTGTTTTTTAATCCAATGAATAATTATATCGCTATTATAACCATGTTTTTCAATTAAATAAGGTAAATAACCAGTCATTTAAACCAACTCTTTTTCTCATTCATCATCATATATTCCTATTGGATGTTGACAGTAAGGACAATATGTGTGATAATTACCCATATCAATCTTACTGTTACAGTATGGACAAATATATTCATTATTCATTTAGATAACTCCTTTTTTGTTAATTCTAATTCTTTTCTTAATTCCCTTTGCACATCATTTAACTCATTAGCAGTTTTAATATTTTCCAGTATTACTTTTTTATTCTCATTAACTATTCTACGATTCCATCTCTCCAATAAGGATATTTCTAAACTTTTTGCAATGCGATATGCAAAAACAATTAAAAAAACCAATACTGGAACTAAAATAATAATATACAGTATTGTCATCAACTCAAATGAAATTAAAATTTCAGTCATTCAAAATCTCTCCCAAATCGTTCTTTAAACTCTTCTTTTAAATCTTCTACCCAACTTTCCTTACGAATTGGATTATCATGATATCGTTCACAAATATTCTCATATTCACTCTAAAATGTAAATTGTTTTTTAGTCATTCCACCCATTTAACCAATTCTTCATAATTCTCACAAGGACAATTTACACTTCCATCAATATCACAAACTCCAAGCACATAATTAAAATACACACATTCTTTTATTTCAGTCATTTAAATAACTCTTTTTCTAATCTATGTAAATATGCTCTTTTATTCCCATCAACACCAAATATGGACTGTGTTACAAGTAAAAATAATAATCGTAAAACAGTCATACGATAATCCCATATATCTCTTATTTTTTCATCAGTCATTCAAAATCACCTATTCTATCACATACCCATCATCATCAACAGTTATAATATAACCCAATTCCCTGAATTTTTTCTCACACACATCAATCAAAGTTTCTCTTGCATCAATAGTGATTTTAAGGTTTTCAATATCTTGTTTTAACTGCTCATTTTCTTTTTCCAACCTTAAAACATCATTAAGACAACTCTTATATTCTTTATCATAGTTATTTAATAAATCTATAATTTTATCATCATCATTTATCCAATGAAACAATGGTTTATTATTATTTAGTAAATATGCTCTATGAGGTTCACTTAAAGAATATTTTTTCCCAATCAGATTTTTAAACACAATTACCCTTTCAACTGTATCATTTAAGTCATTCATAATTTCAATCATTTCAAAAACATTCCAAGCAGTTTCCAGTTTATTATCCCAAACTGGGTTAAGTGCATGAAATTTTTTAATATCCCTGTTTAATCTGTTCTCAAATCGTTTATTCTCTGTCATACCTTCACCAAACCTCATACCTCTCATTAACCACATCTTCAATCCTTTTCATCCTATCTCTCAATGTTTCATTCTCATGTCTTAATTTAATGATTTCAAGACCCATTATATTACGAACAGTCCTCACATCATCTTCGTTGTTACAATTATAGATAGTGCCATCCTCATCTATAAAAACAACTGCATCCAATGACTTATAGTATTTAACTTCAAATCTATGTACTCTCATTTCAGTCATTCCACATCATCACCTATATTAATTCTGCATTGATTTCATCTTCTGTATAAAATTGCAACAATAATTGTTTTAACTGCTCATTCTCTGCTTTGAGTTCCTTGTTTTTCTTTTTAAGTTCTTTAATTTTATCAACATACCTATTAATTATTCGTTTACTTTCTTCGTAGTTATGTTGTGCCAATAATGTAATATTATCGTTTTCTTCTGCTAATTCATTCAATTTGTTTGCAATCTTATTTTGTTCGCCATTGTAGTAAGCAAAATGTTTTTCATTATATTCAATACTGTTCTTATTCACATTGTATTGAAATCGTTTTTCAGTCATCAGATTAACTCCTTTTTCAATTGTTCTAATTTTACATCTCTGCGACTTGGATTATCTGCATAAGTTTCCAAAATATAATCTTCTTTAACTTCAAATAACTCTTTTTTGAGTTCCTTGTTTTCTTTTATTAATCGATTTAATATATCTTGTAAATCCAAGGCACTTATTCCTTTTACACAATATACTCGACCAGTTTCATTATTAATAAGTTCCCCAGTTTCTGTTAATCCAAATATTTTTTCAATCAATTCGACCACTTCCTTGACAGTTCTTTATCACTAAACTCACTATATTCTCTGCAAACCTTATAATTCCGACTCACATTCTCCTCAAACCACTTCAAACAATAATCCCTCTTCGGATTATAATTCTCACATGAACTATGAATATTCTCACTCATCCGCATCACCTAATAATATCTTTCACCATTCAATTCAAGTTTCAACATATTCAAAGCTGCAATTGCACAACTGGAATCATTGATGCCACTATAAAACACTTCCAGTTTATTGGAATCATCACCATACATTTCCCTAGCAATCATCAGATGATTCTTATAATCTTCAATCATACCATTATGATATCCAATATGCTTATCAATCACTTCAAATACTGATTTTTTATCCATAACTTCTGTTTCCATCTAAATAACTCTCCCAACTTCTAGTTGTAAATATCTTCTTGTTATTGCACCATCGTACAAACATTCTCTGATCCGCATCAGTCTTATCATATGGCATAGCATAACTGTGAATGCCATAATCATCCCATAGATGCATCACACGTTCCAAATCTTCATCCCTAGTTGACCAGTAACCGATTAAGACATAACACATCAGTTTCTTCGGCTTAATATACTCCAACAGTTCTTCAATCTTATCATCTAGATTCTGTTTTGGATTATCCCAAGCAAACTTGATATTATGATAATGTTTCAATCGATTCAAGGCTTCTCCCTGCTCTCCATCAAAGATTCTTATATCGAATCCCTGAATATCCACTGGTTGATTCCATTTCAACAATTGCCTGATGGATGATTTCCATTTTGGATTAGCAAAGAAATTATTATCCATAACCTTAATGTATTTGCCATTAGGATTCAGATTCTTGGGTTTGACTGGATGAATATCCCCTTCCTTTTCATTCACGATACAGAAGGGGCATTTTCTGAAACATCCTCTACTGAACCATACCATACTGAAATCACAGTCAGGGTATAAACTCCAGTCATAATCACAGTCTTCAATCTCCTTTGGCAGTCTTGATGTGACATCAAATCCAGTACCACCACATATCATGTCAGGGGTGACAAATGATTCCTTGTCAGTATAAGTGAACAGACTGAAGGCATAAACCTTATCATAATCATATAATGGATGCCATTCATACACTTCTGCCCCCCCCTCCTTATAATACTGTGATACTTGCATCATTGCACTATTAACGATTGTCGGTTCTAGATTGAGCAATCCAACCTTCATAACAATCCTCAATATATTCCATGGGCATTTCATTTTCCCATTCTGTGCAATTATCCACATCCTTACAAGCCTTATCATAATAGTCACACCATCGCATATCTTCATATTCATTCATATACTGATGATTGCAGACTGGACAAGTATCTGTGGGTTCAATGAATACTTGTGGAGTATCCATTTTCCCATATTCAATTTCATCATTACTTTTACATATATATGAGATGCCGATATCTTCACTTATAGGAGTAGAGATATCCGCATCAGGATTATATTGTTTCAATTCATGTATCAGTTCCTTTATCTTCAAAATAACCTCCAAACATATTATTTACAATATGAGTCACTACAGTAGTGGTGACTGCATTTCCAAGACATTTATATCGTTGAGTGTCAGACACCACATTACCATCCTTGTCATATAAACTCCAATTATCAGGAAATGCCTGTAATCTCTCACACTCCTTTGGAGTCAAGCGTCTAATGCGATAATCCTTATCCACAGTACCCCAATCGGAACTGGTGGATAATGCACCAGTTTGACCCTTTTGTGAGCGACCACGAGCCAATTTGCTTGATGGATGGCATAAACGAACACCATCGCCAGTATCCACTTCATCATATCCCTTCTCTGTATTGGTCTTCAACTTGAGCATAGGAACATTGCCACCACCAGTACCCATTGACTGGGTCAGGCAAGGAGTGTATGTGCCATCAGTACTGTTTCCATTGAACTTCCTTGTGGTATTATAGACCTTTTCAACTTCCAATTCTTCCCTGATGCGAACAACATTATCGCTTCTTTGACCCATCATTGTTGGAGCGATATGGTCCTTGTCATAGACATTTCCACTCCAATGACCATTCTTATAGACATTATCAACAACCTTTGGCTTGTCAGATTCTTCTTCAAGGATCTTGATAGGGTGCTTATAGTTGGTACTGGTTAAGGTCGATGATAATCCATCGACCTTAACCACATTCTCCCCATTATGACCAGTATTGCCGACATTCCCTGCAACATTTATCTTCACAAGTGACTCATCTCTGCAAGTCAATGTAGATGACAAGCCACTTTCATCATAGGCTCTCTTGTCCATATCATATACTCCATCAACCCATTCAAATTCTGTAATGAATGCATCGTAAGTGTCACTTTCTATGCCCAAGATTTCCTTTAAATCAAACCAAATGTCATCGGATGGTGGAGCAAAATATTCATCAGACCTGAACCAATGCTCAACTTCAGACTTCGGTTTGCCTAATTTTTCAGAGATGTCCTTGATTGTTGCATCTGCAGCTTTTTTATGTTCACGAAGAAAACTGGACAATTCATCATAATCACAATCATGAACTCTTTTCCGAACTTGTCTGTTGAAATGGAATGGTATTAATCGTACATTAACCTCTCTGCAACCTCTTTTCGCAGATAATATTTCTCCTCCACATTTGGCTCTAGAATATCCCTTAATATACAATCGCTCTCTGTTCTGTGGCACTCCATACGATTTGCTGTTATAAATCTGCCATTCAACATCATACCCCAATTCGGAGAGAATCCCAAGCATTTTCTTGTAAGTTCTCCCTCCATCGTGAGATAATAAGCCTTTAACATTTTCGAGTAGAAAATATTTGGGTCTTTTTTCTTTAAGAATCCTTGCGATTTCAAAAAAGAGAGTTCCTCTTGTGTCATCGAATCCTCTTCTTTTTCCAGAGAGAGAGAAAATGCTTGACATGGGAATCCTCCAACCAAGAGGTCAAAGTCTTCAAGTTCTTCGGTTCTGATTTCTTTTGCATCTCCAAGGTCTTTATGCCTAGGAAAGTGTCTAATGTAGATTGATTTTGCATATTTATCGATTTCACTAAAGCCTATACATTCAAAATCATATAGGGATTGTTGTAGCCCATATTCAAAGCCACCAATCCCACTAAATAATGACAAGTATTTCATTTATCCTTTATAATCCTCACAACGATTTAACCTATCTTCCAATTCCATTTGACATTCATTATACATTCGCTTCAACTCCATCCGCCTACCACTATTCTGCTCCAATGGTATAGCCCTTTGAAGATGAGCCATTGTATGTTTGATTGCCATTATTTCCTGATTCAACATATTAACCATAAATTTTACACCTTCCAATCAATATCTATTAATTCATTAACTCTTTCTTCGGCTTCCTCATAAGTCTTGAATCTGCCAAAGTATCGTGTTCGACCATCAATTCTCTTCTGTATGCGATAAGCCTTATTCTTATGAGAAATCCCTGCATTATAGATTCTAGCCACATTCAAGGCTTCCTCTTCAGTATAATATGTACCATAATATTTCTGTCTTTTACCATGACCGCGAACAACCCAACATTCACGATCCACATTAATATATGACACATTTCTGTCGAATGGTGGTAAACTGATATGTATATATCCATTCATTGTATGTGGCAACTGCACATATTTATCCCAATTCCATTCGGCATTCTCCAGTCTATCTCTCTCATATAAGGCTTCAGGCAATGTCTTGCAATCCATCCATCTTTCATTATCCTTGATAATCCAATACTTATCCTTTTCAAAGTATATGTATCGGTAGAAACTACTGTAAGCCATCATCATCTCCATTGAATAAAAGATCCATTGACACACTCAACAATACATTGCCATTATCCACTTCCCAGTATAATGTGTTATTCTTCAGATATTCCAAATCTTCAACAGTCAACATTTCTGTTGGATAAATGGATAAGCCATTGATAATCCAGTCCTCAAAAGAGATTATGGAATAATCCCAATTGGGCAGGAAATATTCCAGTTTCTCTGCAATGTTCAACCATACTGATTCAGGTATAGCCATCGCATCAACTTCATGATTGATGCAATATAATCCTCCAATCAGTACTGCTATTGTATGAATATTCAATTCAACTTTAACCATTTTTTATAATCCCTTCCATTTGGATAATACTGTTCCTTCACTGTTCTGATAATGATTATTCCTTGTACCATAAGGTTTCTCTACTGGACTGGATAATGTTTCAAAGACAATCTGTGCAATATCCATCCCATGATACAATTCAAATGGTTTATCACTCACATTCTTCAACTCCAATGTTACTTGACCAGTAAAAGCAGGATCAATAAACCCTGCAGTTACATGAACCATTATCCCAAGTCTACCAAAACTACTTCTTCCTTCAACTCTTGCCATTAAATCATATGGTACATGGATTGTTTCCATTGTACAACCAAGTATAAATTCATTAGGTTTCAACTTGTAACTGTCTTGTGTTAAATCAATTGTTTTTCCACGAATTGTTTTTAACTCATCACCTAAATGTAAATCTATACTTGCAGGTTGCAGGTCATCAGGATTGAATGGATTAACAAGATATACTTTCTGTTCAATTATTATCCTTTTCAAATCTCTGTCACTTAATATCATGTTTTCACCTTGGTTTGCAGGTAACTGTAAACCATCCTGCTCTGTTTCTTCTTCTGTGGATATTTCTGTGCGAACATTCTCATACAATGAGTAATGTCATCACCATACTCCTTTATTAACTCATCACATATGTCTTCAATACTTGATGGTACTGTTCGACTATCCCATACTTGCATGAAGATTCTCTCAATCTTCTTACTGGAATTTTTGATATATTCAACTGGAAAATCCTCCAATAGCATATTATGAATATACTCTGTATGATGATTCTCATCTTTAAGATAAATCTCTTTGACTTGTGAACCATACTCATCAAAGTATTTCAAACATTCCTTCAGGATATATTGTTTTGGTATGCCTCCTCTACTCTTATGTTGTATTTCAATATCCTTCGGTTTCACCTTAATGTATTTCTGCAATCCACCAACCTTTGTACAGTTAATAACTATTCCTTCAGTTGCAATCCTACCATTTTTCTCATAGTATTGCTTATTCAATTTCTCCAATGATTTCTGAATATGCTTGATTGCACCTTCAATAGTATCCTTAAATACTTCATGTTCGATATCATAATTTCTGTACTTATTACTGGTGAAGAACACTTTCCAACCCTTAATGGATGGTTCATAAACTGGATTATGCCATTTGATTTTGAATAGTTCATCAGGCAATTTAAATCCATAAGTTGCAAGAGTCCTTATGCTTGATGCTTTGTAGAAATGACCATTATTATAGCATCCAATCAATGCAATATCAATCCCAGTATCATAATGGATGATTTCATGCTTATTCAGTATACCATACAATTCAAAGTATAATATACCTTTATTGCATCTGTAATAGGATTCAATGCTTGATTTATCAACCTTATCATATAATTCAAGGAAACTCTTATCTGCAACTGCCATTCCACGAGTTTTAGGCACAATCTCAATAATCCCACCATCCTTATCAAATAAAGGATACAGTATCAAACATGACCCATCCAGTTTCTCAAATCCAATAATATATCCATCCTTATCCACATCACTTTGATGCTGATAATATTTGATTTTCGGCATACTCTGTACGAACTGAAATGTATCCTCACCATTGATTTTCAGGATGACTAATGATCCAAGGAAACGATTATGTTTCAAACAGATATATCCATTAATTCTGTTTCCATTTGGTGTGAGTTCTTCAAACTCTTTGATATCCCTTTTTTTACAATCACCAAATGATTTACATACTTTATCAATCATTCTTTTAACAACTCCATAACTTATCCATCATCCTTCCTCTCAACATAAGAACACATTTTATGAGTGAAACCCAATAATTCAACTACATGATTATCAAACAGTTTCTCTTTGGTTACTGGGTCATATGGCATATGAGTATAGATATTTGAAAGATATACACTTTCCCTACCTTCATCATATAACATAAAGGATAATACTACTTCCCTATCATCAGGCACATCTTTTAATGCCTCTTTCAAATCTTTTGCAGTTAATTTAACTACTTTCTTCTTTAATAAATTATCAATCTTCATGATTCTTTAACCTCTTTTATTAATTCCTCAATTTCCTCAAATGAGTATTTCTTATCGTTTTTTTCAATAATCTCTATCACTTGGTCAGGCAAATCCCAACTGTAACAATCAACTGTATCCAATGCAGTCTTACCATCCTTTTCATGCACCCATCGACTACACACAAAACTGTAATCCAATCTTACCATTGCAATCGCATCCTTGCAGAACAGATGAACATACTCCGAATCAGTATGAGGTACTGACAAATCCAAGTTATGCCCACCATATTTACAGTTCAAGCAACTGAAATTCGCATGATTTAATAAGAAGAGATAAGCATCCCTCCACGATTTAAACTGAACCATATTAATCAATCCACCTATTGTTTTCCTTAATCTCTTCTGTATCATTCTCCCTCACAACATGAGATAACATCCGATATCGTGATTTTCTCTGACATTGAGGGCAGGTATGGATGTAATCTTCAAAAAGATGCATCCATAATAACTGCCACCATGTAAAATGCCAACGATATCCACAAGTGCAACGATACTCATATGGATCTATATCCTGCACTTTCCTATGAGGAAATAAACTACAGAACCATTCCCAGTACATTTAATCCTCCTTGATTGGTAAAATACAAACCTCATCATCCACCAATTCCACATAATGATTCAAAGACAAATCCAATAACCATTCCTCCAAAGTCAAAGACTCTGAATAATAATCCTTAACCTTCATTTTTTCTTGCTCCTTTTATTATATTTAACACGAGCATCCATCCTCTTCTGCTTTAATTCAGTTCGTATCTTATTCCAAAACTGTTTTTCAATATCAAATATTGTTTCATTTGGATAATAAGTACCATCAGTTTCCCATTGCATACTATGAAGATTAGCCCATAAATTAGGCTCTCTTTTAAACACTTCATACAACTCTGATTTTCTCTGCAATGGACACAACCAACAATTGAAATGATTATGGTGTTCATAAACACCACCAAAATCAAATCCATAATCATAACACATCTTTAAAGCATCAGAAGTAGTTATTCCTGCATCAACTAATGGATACTCAACATCATATGTCGCATATAATTTTTTATTAGTTCTTTTCTCCTCATCGGCACAATAACCAATGTATTGGGTGATTTCCCCCCCCCCAAATTTATCTTGGAGATGTTCTCTCATCGCTATTCGTTTAACACCAGTACACCATCGATTAAGGAATGATGGGAAGCCCCATCGTTCAAATCCCTTCTGTATCTCATCAGACACATCCAATTTAGTGATTTCTACATCAAATACATCTTCAACTTTTTTAAGATGGTCATTAGCACATTTCCACATCCAATCACCAACATCAACATAAAGGATTTCATCAATAGGCTTCTGATTTTCCAGTAAATGAATGAGCATAGCAGTTGAGTCTTTTCCACCACTATAACAAAGGATATGATTCATTTAGGAATCACCTCTATACTGTCAATACTGTCATAAAAAATATAGACAATACTATTATCTCTATCAAATCGCACACCTTCCTGAAGAAAAGTCATACACACATTCTCATCAAATTTCACTGGAGTAGGTTCACTATTCTTCCAAATCTTCAAAACAAACCTATCCAAACCATCCAACAACACCATCAGGTCTGCAATCACAAATGCATACTCACAATCATCCACCTTCATAACAGTCATACAATACCACCATTCACACAGAATTCAATTGCATCCTCACTCCAATTATTATGGACAAGATAATCCCTAACCATACGAGCCTTCTCCAATGAATCATAAGTACCACAATACAATTTCTTACCATTCAATTGCTTATCCACACGAAACTTACCATTATGACAATCACGAATATGAGTCATAAAACCAACTGGATTAACACCTCTCATTCTCTTAAATCCAGTTTCCTCTGTAACCATACGAGCATAACGAAGATACCTTGCATGAGATAAATCATACTTCTTCAAAATCTCTGATTTAGGAATAAACATATCCATATAATCCTTCTTGAAGGAATCATAATCCACATCCTCATAATCACCTTCAACAATCCTGAAATTGAGTTTGCTCATAAATCTCCCTCCATATAATCGTAGATATCACAGACCAGTTCTTCCAACAAGTCAATTTCATCATTATCCACATTAAAAACAATATCAAATTCATTGTCAGGCAGATTGAATCTTTCTGATTCTGATTCGTTTTTAGAATGGCATCTGATAGTATATAATTCACCATCCCAGTTCTTTTTCAAATATCTAATTACTCTGTCATCTGCAATGATTACACAGAATCCTGCACGAAACTGTGTTTCAAAAAACACCCATCGATGACCATTAATTTCAGATATGCATAATGGAATTTCCCTTTCCATTTTAGCAGATAATTTGGGTTCGTTCAAACGAATATACTCATCTTGTTCATATTCTTCCAAATTAGGTTGATTTGCTTTATCAGTATAAGGTTTAACCCATATACAATCACTATTTTCTGCTAATTTATGTGCTACAATTTCCTTGCCACTGTTTTTAGCACCATTGATTGCTATTATCTTCAAATTTCTCACCTCTAAAAAAATTTTTTAAGATGGAGAGTACAAAAATAGTAATTGGCTACATCTAATTGTAGTCAACAAATCTATTTCGATGAGTCAAGCCAAAAATACACACAACAACACAACAAATTGGCTTGATTCACTCTTCATCTTCATCAAATATTACAACTTCAAATTTCTCTATATCCTTATAATTTATATTGATTTTACAGAATTCATAATTCGATTCCAATGCCACTTCATTCGCATATAAATGTATATGCTCAAATCCTTCAATATACCCCCAGTCAGTCAATATATGAGATATCCTATGGTTCTTGTTCTTGTCAGGAACAAATTCTATATGATACATTCGATGTTTCTTCTTAGGTCCTCTGCGATGCATCACTGGATATAATCCAATCTCTTTGAGATACTGGTACATCTGATTACGATTCATAAATCAATTTCACCTACATCGATTTCTATGCGATTTGGTGTGATTATAGTCACTCCTTCATAGTTTTTGAGATCCCTTGATTTGAATCGGTTGATTCCTCTCATATGAATGATTATCTTCTGTATTACTTTAGTGTCATTGGCAGAGTTATCTAAATTAATGGATTTGATGTTAATCGGTTTCACTCCAAATCGCTTACATAATTCATCAATAAACTCTTTTTCGGCACTATACTGATTTAATGTGGCATCCACATAATTATTTATCCAATCCACTTACTCCTCCGACATTCTAGGTGCTATCATGCCACTAACAGTCACACCCATCAAATCATCCTTGTATGAGTATAATACTGGTGCATCTTCACCTAATCTTAATTTAACAGTCTTGCATATCTTATCAAATTTCAACATCTGATTGATATAATCCAATGCGAAACTGGATGATACTGTATCAGATGATGATTCATAATCCACATCCAATGTACTTGCATACTTGGTTGGCACATCATTACTGGTCATGACAGTCAACAAGTTACCATCCGCAACAAATGTGAATAAATCACTGCCAATCAGATTGATATCCTTGGCGGTTTGTTTCAATTCATCCACATTACATTCCAGGACCATTGGCAATTCCAATGATGGTGGATTGGGTGAATCAATATCTTCAGATGGCAATACGAATTCAAATAGACGTGTATTGCCAGTATCTGATTCAATCTTACCGACTAGATACTCATCATTCAATTCCAGTATCAATGTGTCTTTTTTATTTGTACTTTTCAGTAACTTGTTCAAGTCATCAATGAATACAGTGATGGATTGGACATCATCAATCACATACAAATCAAAGAAATCCTCTTCATATACTGCATGAAAGTATCTTGTCCTTCCACGATCCAATACAGAACATACCATTCTATCAGGGTATAACTGCAATTCCAACAGATCCGCTACTGAATCATACACTACATCAAAGAATGCCTTGAACTGTTCGATATTATCTATAACTATCTGCAATTTACATCACTTCATCCTTAAAATATTTATTAGCATTGATATGTAGATTCTTGTCTACAGTTAATCGCAGGAAACTTGGTTGGCTCATAGGTAATCCTTTATCTCTTGCATATCCTCCATATCCAAGGAAATGTCCAGTAAAAGCATAATATCTTCTATCTCCACCATCGTAGCCTCTGCGATAATTGGATGCAAATTCCAATTGATGGTTATGACCCATCATATAAAGATTCGCATCAATGTCGCTCATATCTCTTATGAAATTATTCATTCCCAATTGACTGGTTTTTGATACTTTCGTACCATGTTTCCCATAAATCACTAATTCCTTATCATATTCTATGATTTTGTCAAAGAAATCCGCATGACTATAATTAGCACCTAATCTTGATGCAATACTCTTTGATACATCAAAATTATGTTCTCTCATAGTACGATTCTCATGATTACCGCTCACCACATAACGAATATATTCCTTATATGGTTCAAGCAACTGAATCAATCGCTCCAATGCATCATGAGTAGACATTATGCTACCATATGCATCCAATGATGCTCTTGGAAACTCCAACAAATCCCCTAATAAATAAATTGCCTTATTATCAGGTGCTTGTTCAAAGGTTTTTCTCCAGTAATCGAAGAATTCCAAATCGCATTGAGCCGATCCAAGATGCAAGTCACTTAAAGGGAACAAATATAGTTTCTTACTCATCACTCACCTTTAGTTTCTGATTGCATGAGTCAATCTTATATTTTATGTACTCAATTTCATAATAGGCTTCATCTCTAGCAGTTCTTTCCTCTTCAAGATGACTGTTGACATAAGCCTTTTTCTCATCCACAGTAGGTCTGCCAGTGCCTAACTCTTCCTTGAAGTCAGTATCTAACCATAATCTTGATTGCTTATTCTTGTAGATTCCGACTTTCTCCACATAATTCTTATAGGCAGAGTGTATCTCATCAATACATTCATCCAATTCCTTGATTATTTCCTTACGATCCATGATTTCACCTTGCTTAATCTACTTTTCTTTTGAGCTGCAACTGCATTTTCCATTAATGCCATTCGCTCTTCTAACCTATTCAACCTATCATTGTCAGTCATTGATTCCACCAGTTCGGTTGGAGCAGGATAATCACCTTCAAGATTAATGTTACCATCAATCAGATTATTCATGAATGTTCTTAAGTTGGTCATACTCACATCATTCACAAAATCAATCTTATTCATGATGGATGGTGCTTTATAGCCTAAATCCATTAATGACTGGATTCTACGAGCCTCCACGATATTAAACTTTAAACTTGGACCACGATTATCTATTCTTCTAAAGACTTCCAGTTCAGGTCGGTACTCATATTTAACCATTTTCTTTTTCTATCTCCTTGATTATTATTTGTGGACTTATTGGGTCTATGAATCCACCTAATTCTTCTAGGATTTTCCCATTATTCGATATCCACCATAATTCATCTTTATATTTTATTTCCATTATTTTAATTCACCTATTGCAATATCAACTGCTTGAGCAGTCTTCTTACCAATCCCTTCAATGCTTATCAAATCAGAGTATTCAAGATCCAACAACTTCAACCCATTATCTTCAAGATAATCAGTTATCTTCAAGGCAGATTTGACTGGCAATCTTTGATGGTCATTGATATAAATGCAGGACAAATAAGATGCTATCGGATTGGTCAGACCAGTCTGCGGTCTGTCCACCATCTTCACATCCACATTATCCTTAAATATCTTTGACACCAATGCATCCATCAAAATCCATGCTTGTTGGCGATTCTCAACAACTAAAACATCACTATAGGTTTCCAGTCTAGCAACTGCTCCAAGATATGATTTGACTGTAAATGATGATTGAGGCTTCTTCTTATTATTGGAATTGCAATTCCAATATGCTTTAGAGTTATCCTGATTAATCTGTTTAGGCACACTGCCTTCAACAATCACATAACTGTAATCATATTGTAGCATATTCCTTGCTTGTTTGAAGACTCTCCCATCCTTTATTGAACCAATCATATCAGATGCATTCTTGTATTCAAAACATATTCTGTCATGAAATACATAATCGCCGACATTGAGATGCTCAACTGAAGTGCCATAACCCATCTTCTTGAAGAAGTTCTCTGCAGATTTGATTCTTGATTGGGATTCTCTGTTATCGATTTTCACAATCATAACTTTGCTACTCCACTATTATCAAACTCTACCAAGCCCATTTTCCTTAATGTCCATATATTGCCCTTGCATCCACAACTGGCACAATTGAACCAAGATTTAGTGACCAACATTGATGGATGATGGTCATCATGATTAAAGCATTTCATATAACCATAACCACGATTATACATCTTGATTTCCTCACCAGTTATTCTAGGCAACAATTCCCTTAAATCATTCATCAGTATAGGGTCATTTCCACCGATTGCTTTGGTTTTCTTGAGCTTATTCTGCATATCCTTTTCAACAATCTCTGCCTTATGATATGCTCTCACTAAACTTTTTGACTGTAATTGAGTAGGTAATTGCTCACCAGTATACTCTCCATCAATTATACTGACAACCTTGCCAGTAGATGGATGTCTGCTCCCAATTAGACGTATATTGCCATTCATACCTGCATTCAAGTTGATACTATCCAAGCATTTATGATTCTTGGCTTCATCGTGGATCAGATAATACACAAAATCCTTGAAATACTGATTCCAATCCTTGACCTGAACACCATCATCAGATGAATCAAACAATACTGGAGCAATTTCACAGTAAAGATGTACACCCTTATTTGTCGAATCAACAAGGAATACATTATGACCATGTTTAATGAGATAACCCTTCAATCTCTTCGCTTCCTTCCAAGCAAGTGATGGTTTCTCATTATCATAATCCAATATAATCGTATCTATCAACCTATCCCTTGGACACTTTGTGATGAATACATCTTCAACAGTATTCTGATTAGCCAACACCTTCTCAATGACTTTCTTGGACCAACACCTATACTGTCTAGCATACCCAGTAGTACGATTCCTAACAGTAATGATGTGTTGTTTTGGTCTAATCCAATCATAACTCACAATACACACTCTCCAAGAATGGTAAATCCTCAATAATTGGATGCACTGATTCAAACAAATCAGTAGTATCCAATTCCTTATCATTGACTAGAAATTCCAAATACTCTTCATATTGATGTGGGTAAACAATTTTAAACACGTTACTTGCCTTATCCACAAGATCCTTGTTGAAATTAGGCAAAGGAGAATCAACACTGGACACCATACCCTGATTCAAACAGTATATGTTATGTGCAGTGCCGAATTCCTTGCCGACATTCACAATAATCTCCTCATCAATGAGTTTATTGATTCTTTCCTGAATATAATTCTTTGACTTTCTGTACCATCTCTTATTGCGATGATGTGATTTCAAGGATTTCAAGGTAAATAACTTATCCTTGTTCCATGATTCAATAGTGATAAAACCATTATCTCCATTCACATCACCATCATTCTTTAACTGCTCAAGGACTGCATCTTCAAACAGTTGACCATCTTCAACAAGGATTTCATTAAATACATTATATTCTTTGATGATTCCATTAGCGAATCTTGATTCATCAGGCAATAAATTAGCCGAATCAAAGATATTCAATGCATTTAAATTATCCCTTTTTGAAGCGAAATATACTTTTGTTTTAGTTGGAGAATACTCTTCATCGACATACATCTCATGCTCTAACGATGTAGGATTATTCAATAATGTCACGAGTTTCAATATAGCATTATACTCCAATATCTTACGATTGAAGTCATCATGATCCTTCAGATGCTCTTCAATGCAGAACATATAAGGATTGAAGAAATCATAATCATCAGGATTGAATTTATACACCAATCCTTTAATGCTATCTCTTATACTCAAAAGTTTCTCAATCTTATCATGAAATATACCATGATTCTCCATCAAGAAATTAAACACCATCAATTTCCCAGTATCGATAGGATTTGGAGTCAATATAACTGAACGAGTCTTTTCCTGCTCATTCACATTCTCCTCCAATGCAGTAGTGTATGATAAACTAGGATAACCTTTGACTTCTTGGTCAACTTGCTCCATTGTTTCCTTGTCAGTTATTCCTCTTTCAACATGACCATCAGTAGACAACTGCTTAATCTTATTCCTGAACAATTCGGTTTCGGCATCATCATCCTTTGAACCGATATCTCCAAGATAAAAAATATAACCAGTCATATCTCTGCCTTCATATTTATTGAAGAAATAGGATACAGTTTTTACACCATATTCAATTTTCTCATCAGGAATCATAGACAAGGCAGTTTCCAAGATAAATGATTTCCCACTAGCAGGATTACCTATACCAATAACATTAGTACCTTTATAACCCACTACTGTTTGGAAATATCCTAGAAAAGCCCTGACAATCTCCCTAGGCTTACCAACACCTAGACAATGAGTGACACCGACAATCAGTTCCAATGCACTCATCTCATACTCATCAAGATAATACTCAAAATCAGTATACAAATCAGTATACTTGTCATTGACCAGTTTCTCCTCATTGATTGAATCATCGACAACTGCAATTTTGACAATGTTTGATTCCAATTCATTCTTGATTTTGATGAGTGTAGCATCCAATTCGACTGGAGCTGTATGTGCAGTCAAGGCTGATTTCAAAAATCGGTGCAAAGGGGCTTGAGTAGAAGTTTGAGTAGGTGAATTATTATCATGACCAATAATCTGTGTGGTTTCCCCACTCTCATTGGTCATTTTTGATTCATATCTGTATTTCTTCCCTTGCTTGTTTTCACAACAACGAACATACAGATTCTCATGTACTTTCACCCACATTAATCAAATACTTCCCTATTCCAAATTCATCTCATCTTCTGATATTCTCTCCACTAGTAATGATGGGAATGAACGATTGCTTCCCTTAATCAATTCATACTTGCCTCTGAAGGTAAATCCTTTAAGACATTCCTTAAGTTCATTAAAATTAGTAGCGATACTTTCCCTACCAACATCTTCAGGTAATTCACCACCATCAATCAAGGCTTCCTTAAAGAAACTGTAACTGGATGTGCCTGGTGTTATAATGAGTGTAGTGTTCTCATCCAAGCCTTCTTCACCTTTTTTGATGTTGGCATAGAATGGGAAAAATACAGTCAGTAAATTACCATCATCCACTTTCATTTTTCTTCTTGTTTCACCAGTCATCTCATCTTCATATTCAATGTACTGACCTTTCTCATCAAGGGCATATTGTGTACATTTAGGCATATTGCCCACTATACTGAATATAACTGAAATTGTGGCTTTGCCAAAATTGTTCTTCCTTGGTTCAATTACCTTTTCAACTCCAAGGATCACTCCTTTAGGTTGATGCTTTTTGATGCTAGAGAGTAACAATGTCTTGTCACATGGCTCTTTAGCAAAAACTTTCTTTTCATCTTTTACAATTTGTGCCATTTTATAAGACCTCCGATATGTTAATCAAGTATCTTTTAGGAATGTGGAGAGTCTTAAGTTCACTTATAGCCTTTCGTTCCGCAGTTGACTTATCTTCGGCTTCCACTATGAACGAATCAAGTTCATCGGACCTTGGAAGTCGATAATCAACAATATATAATTTCACACTTAACCACTGCTCCCATGTTTTTCTAAAAGAAATTATACCACAGTTTCCTATGGTAATTCAAGAAGCGACTTGCAAATTAAACTCTATGACTGACTGATGAGTAGGATAAGGTGATAATAAAAACTCATCAAAATATTACGATAGTTGAAAGATTGCATAAGAATTCACACCATTTTTTTAGGCAAACCGCTCCTTGAATTACCACAGAAAAACATTCTGAAGGGAAAAAATGAGTGGATGAGTTATGTTACATCCACATCCACAATTTCACCTTCTTTAGGTAATCCAAAAGGATACAATTCAATAACAACAATCCTGAATGCTTGGTCATCATAACCTGCTCTGATGATCCAATCAATCCCAAGTTCATGAATCTTCTCCTTTTTGATTACTGGATTTACATCCCTATCCCATTTTAATGTGATGACATCGAAATCTTTACTGTAATCGATATCATTCCATTTGAAGAACTGGGATAAATGTTCTTCGATGTGTTTCTTCAATAGTTTCCTTTCCTTAATCATCTGTTGAACATTGATGGTGTGTTCCATTACACCATCCTTCCATTGTTCCAATGTATCCTTATCCATCATCTAACCTCCATGCATTATAACATAAGCGATACAATTCACCTTTATTATTCATCTTACCTAATGCCTTGTCAGTGCATTTCACTAGATTATGTGGCTTGTAGCCGATGATTTCAAATGCTATCTTGACTGACTGTCTGATATCCTCCAAATACATATGTTCAATATATGCGGATGGGCAGACTTGTTCCATTCTAGCCAAGACAATTTCTGATTCATGCACATCTTTAGACATATAATGCACCTGACTCTCTCCTCTTTTGAGGATTATTCTGAATGGGTTTTGGTCCATCAATCTTCTTCTGATTATATTTGACTTCCCATTCATCAATGTACTTAATCAAATCACCATGTTCGATATTATACATTATCTTACGAGTCATATTGTCAGATAAGTGAACCTTCTTCGCAATAGCGATTGCATCCTTGTAAATCATTCCAGTAGTGGAATCATTCTTCATAGCCTTGCGAATCATAATCGCTTGTTGAATGTTCCAACGAGATGGACTTTTCCTAGTCTTATACAATACACTGCCATTTGACAACACTCCACTAATCTTGAACAATGCTTTATTCGCGGAATTATACTCAAATGATTTGAGTACATTGTTTTTCCTAGTTTTTGATTTTGACTTACTGGATTTTTTAGGCTTTTTGGTTTCAGACTTAACTGGTCTGATGGCCTTGAATGCATCCATAATATCATTGATAGCGGATTCACTCAAATATTTCTGTCCTTTAAGGATACTTTTAACAACATCAATTGACACTAGATTATTTTCAGGAACATATTTTGTTCCTTCAATCATCACTTCCAAATTAAACACTTCACTCATATTAATCACTTCCCCAATTTTTTGACATGATAGATCCCCAATTTTCAGGCAAATCGATATCAGAATTTTTAGGCAAAATGACTTGGAGATCCCAAGGTTTTACTCCATGCTTTAATGAATTTTTCAGGCAATTTGATACTGAATCCTCCACATACAATGGAGATGGACCATAATGTTCAACAGTTTTAGGTATTCTCTTATCCAGTTTATGGTAAACACACCATAACTGATTGACATCATCATACAACACTATATGATTGAATACATATTTAGGTGGCATTACAACATCACCACCAACATGGAATACATCACAAGTATCATCAATACTGGCACACTAGCATAAGCCAATATTATCAACAATGATGGGTTGAGTTCGTGTTCCCTGAACCAAGAATTTCTGCGATGAAGTCTAGGCTTCTCTTCAACACTCCAGTACTGGAGCAATGCACCAAAGAATCCTTGATTAGTCATATCCATCACACTCTGAAGAGCGAGAGGATAAATTGTTTTCTAGCATCAAGATTAATGCTACATCTATTATTTCCTTCTCCTTCACAGTAGCCATATACATAGGCTCACCTGATATAGGATGGAAACATTTTTCCATATAATCACCTTTCGTTCTATTTATTAGGCAAATTCGCCTTTGACTCAAAAACTGAAACTATAATTTGGACCTTTCAGATTTTCAAGTACAATTTATTCTATGTGATGTCCTAGTATATAAAGGTTATGAGAGAGCATTTGAAAAGTAATAGTATTATATACTAGATGATATCATATATATTATTGCACTTGACATCTGCTTTTTTTACCCAAAAGCCTTTCGTTCCAAGTGCCATGAACGAGCATCACAATGTGGACTTGGACCTCCACGATGCCCTTCATGTTTGCCAAGCCATTTACCAAACTTTTACCGAACTTTTACCGAACTTTTACGAAGTTTTTACCAAGATTTTTTACGAAGGGGAATTTTAAGCACAAGGAAAAATTTTCTAGGGGTTTTCCAAGCACTCACTTTTTTTCGCTAGGGGTTTTGTAAGCACTAGGATTTTTTATCGACTGGTTTTTCAAGCACTAAAATTTTGTCGCAGATGTAAAAAAAGAAGTCAAATCTTAAAACCAGGACCATAGAAGAGCTGCAGATGCAAACAAAGACCAATCGACGTGGATTGCATATTTGATGTGGAGATCCCAATGTCAGGGAATGAGATGTTCAAAAATAGAAGTGGATCATCAGACTGCAAAAAGATGATGAGATGCCTTGAAGTTTTTGGATGTGATTTCAAGATTCAGTACCCTGAAAGTTGCATCTCATCATAATAATATATAGTGATATATTTTATATAAACTTCATCCATCAGAAAACCAAAACATTTATATATCATTGTGGTGAAAGTAATAACTGTAAGCAGTTGTGATGACTGTAGTCATCATAACTACTGGATGTGATTTAATATGAATGAAAATGAAACTATTTGGATTGAGTTTGAAGGATGGATGGGTACAACATCTATCTGTGGATATATGGCTTTGGATGAAGCCGATGATGAAGCCCCATTGCAATTCTATGGAGTGGATGGTCTTGAATGCGGATCTCACATCAGTCAAACCAACAACAATACTGTTGAATGGGAAAAACTCTCACAATGGTTCGCAACAACAGATGTTGTTCAGTACCTTGTAGACTTTGCAGAAGAGTCCAAAAAACTGCTCTTTGCACATGAAGATGACTGGGGAAGAATCGACACAGTTGAACTCTATATCAACTGTTCCAAATTGGATGGTGATTAGAATGGCTACCACTTTTTGGGAATTATACAACTACAAATACATGAACGATGATGAACTGGAAAAGACTGACTTTTCCAGTTACAGTGATGATTGTGAAATCCTCATCGAAGTCGATGGGGAATTATATGAATGCAACATCGGTGATTTAACCAAAAACGATGGAAAACTAGTATTAGAAGTTATATTATAGGTGATTAGAATGCAAGATATTAGTGCTTTAAAAAATGCATTCTCCACAACCTTTGGATTAAGTGGAGAAATGCACTACACAACTGAAAGGAAAGGCAAAGAGATTATAACTACTTTAGTATTATATATAGATGAATTCCACCAAAAATACATCTCCAAAGAAGAAGCCATGGAAATTTTTGATATGGTAACAAAAGCATTCATGATGGGATGCAAAGCAGAGCATCATTACTCTGCTCACACATACGAATTCGACAGAGAAAACTTAACTGTTGTAGAAACAACAACAAAGGATGCTCCACATAGGGGTGAATGGTTATGAGTCATATGGTACAATTCAAAGATTTAATCAATGTTGGAATTCTTGATGCCGAATGGGTTGGATTCCAAGGTGATTCAGAATATGTTGATGAGAATGGAGAAGTCCAATTAGGTTACTGGTCTTTTGTTGAAGTTCTTGATGAATCTGCAGACTATCCATGGACTGTAAATGATAAAATCCCAGTCAAAGAACTCAACAACTGGTTATTCAAAATCAAGAACAGTAAAAACCACACTTGTGTGGTCAAATTCAATTATTAAGGTGGATGATTATGAGAGATGATAGTAAAACAAATATCCAAGTGAGCAGGTCCACTAGGAACAGACTTGCAGAACTTGGCAAGAAAGATGATTCATATGATGACATCATCATAAAATTATTAGATGCTTACTCTGAATCTTCAGAGTAGGCTATTTTTTTTGACTGTTTTTCAGAATGTACATTTTTGTACATCAACGTACTTTGCAAATTCCAGTCTGAAGATCCATCACCGAACAAGTACACAGACCAAAACCTTTATATACTATTGTGGTCAATGTAATAATTGTAAGCAGTTGTGATGACCACAGTCATCATAACTAATGGATGTGATTTCAAATGATACCATGCAAATTATTACAAGATGAAATTGATGGAGTGGAATTCGAAATAATTATCGCTCCTAATGTGAAAGTGTGCAAACTTCTCATCAATGGAGAAGACTTGTTCATATCCGATGTCGACCTTGCTCAAGTCATAAGAGCAATCATCAACTCCGATGACTTATATGAAGTCAGAGAAGCCATACAAGGCATTTGGAGAGATGAAACTGCCATAATGATGTTGAACTACTGGATTAATGAAGGTGCTACTGATGAATAATCTCATCAAAGCACTCTCTCTGGAATGCCTTGGACCACAAACTGTCCAAGACACTCCAATGAACTCTGAAATCTTCAGAGAAATAGACTCACTGGATGATGAATTCAGAACTGCAAAAGCAGCTCAAAAAGTCGATATCCTAGCAAGGATATATGACCTATGCCTGATAATGGATGTGATTTAAGATGACTTACACTGCTTGTATGGGATGCGACAAATGTGAATACCTGACCACATTTGGATGCTATGAAAGAGATTATGACTGTGAATATGGATGCAATGACTGTAACTTCGGCGAAGAAGAATGCAAATATGAATCAGGTGACCTTGGAGCAAATATTTATGTATTCAACTGCCTTGTAAAGGATGGTGAAATCAAATACAATCCTTACATCAGATACGATAGGATGGAAACTGACTGATTTTCATCCATACCCTATTTTTTACACCTTTTATTTTTACACCAAAATCAACCATCACTTCCCTGACATTTCCAAACCGACATCCCAAGATTTTCAGTGAAATCGAATCCCAATTTTTCAGAGAAATCGACCTAGGAGATCCCCAAGAATATGGTATTTGACCGATGAGATTTTCAGGCAAATCGAATCCCAGTATTTTATGCCAATGATATCCTAGACCCACTGAAGAAAAGGGAATGGGAATAGGCAAATCGATTATGGGAACTATTCCATAGGGTATTTGGAAATCGGAATGGTCCTGGTATGGTAATGACTGGATCAAACACTTTTTTGATGACTGACTATCGGCAATGTCGACTGGGAGCAATCATATCAAAAACTGGCATATGTGCAATGGTGCAACACCTACCGAATAAATGCAACCAACGTCAAATATATTACTGGTTATCGATGCAACTATACATATGCTTATGCAAATATGCCAGTATATGCAATGGGTGAAATAAAAAAGAGTAAAACTGTCATCAAATGTAGATGACTGATGAAGTATTTGATGATGAGTGATGGTAAAGTGCAAAGATGCTGATGAATCAACTAATCATCTGACAGTTCAAACTCATCAAGCAACCTTTCAATAGTGTCACTATGTGACTCATTAGGGTACTTTTTGCATTTCAGAAACTTGTCAAACACATCATCATTCATGTTAATGTTAATATTGGTCCGTGACTTGTTTTTTGACTCATACTGGTCATATTCTTCTGCATTATCTACAATCATCTTCATTGTCTTTGTGATTGACTTGCTATATGGAAATGCATCCAATCTAGCCTTTGTATCATCACGAATTTTAATGGTTTTCATACATACTATATTTACATCAACACCTATTTAAAAGTTAGTGTCAACACACTACATTTTACGATTTACTCCAGTTACATTTTGCTAGTTTTACCACGATTTTACGAGCATCCGAGTTTTACGAGTTTTACGAACATTTTACCAAGGTTTTACTGAACTTTTACGAAAGTTTTACGAAGATTTTACGAGCATTTTACGAGCATTTTACCATGTCCTAGGATCATAATTGAGCTGCAGATGCAGGATGATGATCCCAGACCTGATGACTGATGATCCTACAACCGCCACTATAGGATCATAAACGCCTATTGCTAGTAATAGTGGTATTAATGGTGTTAGTGGTATTAGTGATGTTAATGGTGTTAATGGTGTTAATGGTGTTAATGGTGTTAATGGTATTAATGACATATTATTACAGATTAAAGTATACTTGATTAAATTAAAATAAACTTTAATTAGTGCCTAGCACTAACTATATATAATAATAAAACAATATATTATATCATCAAGTAGTTTTTAGTGCCTAGCACTAATTAAAGGCTTGAAATAACTTAAAAGGTGTAAAAAATGGTTAAAAATAGTTTAATTAATAAAAACACATATTATATGCTCCCTATGGAGTTAAAAATGATAATTAGTGCCTATGGTTCTAATTCAAGTAAATATGCATTAAATAAACAAGATTTAAATAATAAATGGTATATTACAATAATTTATTGTAATATTATTTTTAGAATTCCATTTAAAGCATTATTTCACACTAACACTAAAATTAAAGGCATTAAAGGGCTTGATTTTAGCAATGCCACTTATTGTACTAGTTATATGCTAGGATACTGTCAAATACCTTGTAAAAATTATTGCTATGCTTATGTATTTGAGAAACAATATATTAAAAGTACTAGTACTAAAAATGGCTTTTTAAAATTCAATAGTTATTATAAAGGCTTATTATTAATAAGGTGTTTTAAAGCCTTGTATAGTGATTTAAAGTTATATAATGCTTTTATTGATTATATCGATAAAAAAATTAAAGTTTTAAGATTTAATGTTAATAGTGAGTTTAATGGCATTAATGACTTCAAACTTATTTTAGATATTGCTAAAATGACTAATACTATAGTATATGGCTATAGTGCTAGGGATGACTTATTAAAAGGCTATAATGACATAAAAAATAATTATTCTAACTTATTTATTAACGGTTCTAATATTTGTTATGATAATAGATATAAAGCCGTTTTTAGTTTAAAGGAGTATTTTATGGCTAGTAATAAGTGCCTAGGCTCTTGTAATGACTGTAAAAAGTGTTTTAAGTTACATAATAAAGTTATTACTACTTTATTTCATAATAGTAATTCCGATAGCATTTTAAATACCTATGATAATAGATTATTCTTAATAGAATTATTAAATGCATTAGATACTAGATTAAACTTAAAAGAAACTGATTTAAAAGTTAATAAAGGCATATACTCAAGCCTTAATAAATTCCTTGTTTCTAATGGCTTTAATGACTTAAAAAACCTTGATATTAACAATATTAAAGAGTTATTAGATTATATATACTATGTGCCTAGAATGGAATTAAATGACCTTGAATATTCAAATAAAACAATATTAAAAGAGTATGGCTTAATTTAAAGCCATATATCAAATATTTTTAAAAAGGATGTGATTTAAATGAATGAGATAATAAAAGAATGTTTAAAACAAGTGGATGAGATTAAAATAAATGATGATACAGTAAAAAGATTAAATGACTTTTTTAAAGCCTTGAATATTCAATTAAAAGGCTCTAATGACTCTTTAATTGAATGCGAAGTCACTGAGTCAAGAGTATACATTATAAGTAATTTATATGCTAGTTATCCTGAAATAAAGCATTTAAACACTTTTTTATTAGAATTTAAAGAATTTATAATGGCTTTTAGTGATGATGATGAGTTATTATATGATATCTTTTATTTAATGCTTGATAGTGAGTTAATAGTATTAAATCAAGCCTTAAGGCTTTTATTGTTTAAAAAGATTTATAATAGTGGCTATTTTAACTATGTGGCTATAGATAGTGATGATTTTAAAAATAACTTTGAATATAGTATATTTGATTTAAGATTTATTAGTAAAATAGTTAGTAGTAATAATTTAAACAATATGGATGACTATATAAATGAAATAGGACATTATATGTATTTATATGATAATCTAACATTAAAGGATGTGTTAATATGAATAAAAAAGATAATAAAGCCTTAAAAAAAGAATTAGACAATATCAATAAAGATATTAAAAAAGTTAATGATAATCTAATTAAAGGGCTAGAATCAATAGGTATTGAATATATTGATTTATATACTTATATTAACTTAATAGATACATTAACTATCCGTAAAAATAAAATACAATACTTAATAGCCACTAATATATAAAATAGTGGCTTATAATCTTTTTTTTAAATCACTATGTAAAATATATATTACATTCTATATTAGTGTAAAATGCTACAGATAGAATACTAATCAAGCCCTTGTTATATGCAATAAAGCCCTTATAATAATATAGTGTAATGCAATAAACTATAATATAATAATAGCACTAACACATAATATAACATATAGTCATCAAACAATACCAACAAGCATTAATAAATATATATGTGATAGTGATAATATACATATTGATGTGCTTTAATGTGTCATCACTCATCCACTAGCCACTCATCCACTAGCCACTCATCCACTAGCCACTCATCCACTAGCCACTCATCCACTAGCCACTCATCCACTAGCCACTCATCCACTAGCCA